ATGCGCGACTATGCCGAGGAGGCGCCAGAAGGCGCCCGGCGTGACGAGCGGATCGTCCGACCCGAGGCCGGCGTCCCGGTGCGGGCATGGCTCCGGCAGCGCCAGTCCGGCGAGGCCGAGGTGAGCGGCGAGGCGGTCGCCTGGACCCCGCGCCAGGTGCACGTGCGCTACGTCGACAAGAACGGGCGCGAGGGCTGGGCGTGGCTCTGGGCGAGTGCGGTGACCCGGCAGTAGTGGTGCCTACTCCCAGCCGCCTTCGTCACCCGGCGCCCGTGCAGGCTTGAGCACGCCGATGACGTCGAACTCCTCGAGGCGGCGGCGAAACTCTTCGGCCTGATCGTCCGACACGGCAGCCTCACGGGTCCTCATGATGTAGCGCCGAGACTCGTTGTCCCAGCTCGACGCACCAGGGGTCAAGCCGAGCCCGCCGAGTGTGTGATGGGCCGCCATGTTCATCGCATCGTTGCGCATCTTCGCGAGTCGATCCACGTCTCTGGGGATAAGGCCGAAAAGCGGCTGCTCCGCGCCGACAGTCGGGCGCGGCCCGCCAAACTGCGGCGATTCGCGGTGGATGGCACGCGTCAGCTCGAGCAGTTCCTCGAGGATGGCCTCCACGGGGCGCTTCTCCTCGACCGGCTCAGGCTCTTCATCGAGCAGAGTGCGGACCGCCTCCTCGAACGACCCCCACTCCGAGTTGAGTCGCTTCTCAATGACGCCTTCGTCGGCCTTGACGAAGCCGTTGAGGGACCGCACCAGTTTTCCAACACCCTCGCGGCCCCACGGGATGTACTGAAAATTGGTTAGCGGGCCGACTAACTCGGAGCCATGAGCTAGGTCGATAAGAAGTGGAATGACGCGAGACTTCTCGCCCTTGACCGCCTTACTCAAGGCCCCCGCCTCGAAATTGAGCCACTGCCGGTGCTGGTTCTCGCGTGTGACGACGACTATTCCGACACTGGTTCCGGCCAACTCCTCGGCGATCCGCGCTTGGCCTCGATCGCCCGCTTCGATGTCTTCGTCAGACATGAATAGGTCGATATTAGGGTCGAAGATTACCTTTAGGAATTCGCGCAATTCTGTCGCGACCTCCCCTGAGAGGCCCAAAGCCCAGCTCAGGAATACCTTCGTCTTCGCCTGCCCATCGCCCATCTGCTGACTCTACCGATTGCTCGCGGCCATCGTGATGACTCAGTCGGGTGAAAAAAGAATGGGCCCAGGTCATTTGACCTGGGCCCTCGTTGTAGGCAGCGCGCGGTATCCTGGCGGCGTCCATCCCTCCTCTGGGATGGCAGGCGCGGAGCCCCCGGTGAGGACATGCCATCCTCGTGAACGCCGGGGGCTCCGTTGTGCCTACGTGTAGGCCGGCGGCCGCGGGATCGAGACCGGGTGGTAGCCGCCCGACGGCGCCGGGTCGACGTTGATGACGATCAGGTTCGGCGGCCGCAGCGCCTCGACCTCGACGAGCAGCTTGCGCACGTCGCCGGCGCGCAGGATGACCAGCTCGAAGTCGTCGTGGCCGGCGAGCTTGGTGACGAGGCGGTTCTTCTCCCCGGCGCTCAGGATGTGGTCCATCGGGTCAGGCCTCCGGGCCGTAGAGGGTGCGGATCTGGTCCTCGACCCACGAGAGCGGGACGAGCCGCATGGCGTGGGCGTCGAGGCCCACGTGGAACTGGGGCGTGAACGGGTAGCGGGTCGGGGCGGTGCTGAACTGCGAGGAGCTGTGCGTGTGCCCGTGGATCAGCGGCAGGCCCTCGTCGCGGAGCCGGTACTGGGTGTGCCGGTCCTTGACGCGCCCCTCCGTGTCCCCGAAGTACGGGAAGTGCGAGAGGAGCACCTCGCGGCCGAGCACCCGGCGCCGGGCGAAGGCCTGGGTCGAGGCGAAGACCTCGAGGTAACACGCCGCCTTGCGGTGCGCGTCCCGGTGCATCGGGTGGCCGCCGTCGTGGTTGCCCCAGACGAGGTGCTTGTCGCCCGGCAGTTTCGCGAGGAAGCCGAGTGCATAGGCCGGCGAGCTGACGGCGATGTCGCCGAGGACCCAGACCTTGTCGCCCTTGCGGACGACGTCGAGCCAGTTCTCGCGGATCGCCTCGTCGTGCTCGACCGTGTAGTCGAAGCCCCGAAGCGTGGTGACCCTGCGGTGGCCGATGTGGAGGTCGGAGGTCAGCCAGACGTTGCTCACTCGGCAACCCCTCCCCGGGCGAGGCGAGCGGCGAGCTCCGGGTAGCGATCCTCGCCGGTCTCCTCGTCCGCCTCGAGCGACTTGTGCAGGTCGTAGTCGAGGTCGGCGATCAGGGTGCGCAGCCGCTCCTCGAGCGGGTCGTCGTCGAGGAAGGCGGTCAGGGCGTCGCGCACCTGCCGGGCCTGGTCCTCGTTGAGGTGCGCCGAGCCGTCGTTGTCGCCGACCTGGCCGCCCTCGATGAAGATCCAGACGTGCGCCGCCTCGGCGGCGCTGGAGTCCTGCACGCGCACGTCGGCGCCGTAGCTGTCCTCGAGCTGGGCGTAGCCGGTGAAGCCGCGCTCGGTGGTGTACTCGGTCACCGGTCAGTCCCCCTTCACGTTGAGCACCTGGCGGAGCTCGTGCTTGATCTCGACGAGGTCGGCGGCGTCGTTCATGACGACGTCGATCGGCTTGTACGCGCTCGGGTGCTCGTCGAGGAACTCGCTCGAGCCCGACCACTCGATGCCGGCCATGCGCTCGCGCAGGTCGTCCATCGAGAAGGTCTTGCGCGCCTTGCTCCGGCTGTACTCCCGGCCGGCGCCGTGGGGCGCCGAGCAGAGAGACGCGCGGTCACCCTTGCCCTGCACGACGTAGGACCGGTCGCCCATCGAGCCAGGGATGAGGCCCCAGACGTAGGCGTGCGCGTCGATGGCGCCCTTCCGCGAGACCCACACCTCGCGACCGAAGTGCCGCTCGCGCTCGGTGTAGTTGTGGTGGCAGGAGATCTCCTGCACGCGCTGCACGGTCTCGCCCATGACGCCGGTGATCGCGAGGGCGACGCGGTCCATCATCTCGGCGCGGTTCTGGCGCGCGAACTCCTGGGCCCAGCGCAGCTCGGCGATGTACCGGTCGAACTCGCGCGTGCCCTGCACCAGGTAGGCGAGGTCGGGGTCGGGCAGCTCGATCCAGTACCGCTTCATGAGGTCGCGGGCGGCCGCGATGTGGTGCTGGGCGATCTTGTTGCCCACGCCGCGCGAGCCGGAGTGCAGGAACAGCCAGACGCGGTCCTGCTCGTCGACGCTGACCTCGATGAAGTGGTTCCCGGATCCCAGCGAGCCGAGCTGGTGGGCCCAGTTGCCGGCGTACTGCGAGGGGTTGAAGCCGGCCTTCTCCGCGGCGAGATCGAGCTCCTCGACGCGCCGGTTGGCGGAGTCCGTGAGCGAGCCGTTGTACTTGCCCGCGGACAGCGGGACGGTGCGCTCGATCTCCTCGCGCAGCGGGCGCAGATCGGTCGGCAGGTCGTCGAGCGACCACTGGGTCAGCACGGCATCCATGCCGCAGCCGATGTCCACGCCGACGGCGGCGGGGATGATGGCGTCGACCGTCGGGATGACGGAGCCGACGGTCGCACCCTTGCCGAGGTGCGCGTCGGGCATGAGGGCGAGGTGCGGCTGGATGAACGGCATCCCGGCCGTTCGCACTGCCTGGGCGCGGGTCTCGTCCTCGAGGATCGAGGCCCACGACAGGGTCTTCTCGCCGATGTTCTGCGGCATCCGGTGTTCTCTCCTCTGGTTGGTTGTGCAGGGTGCCCCGGCCCGACTCGGACGGGCCGCGCGCCTACGCGGCGGGGCTGGCGCTCACGCGCCGACGAGCTCGCGCTCAGCGACCGCCTTGGGCAGGTGGTCGTTCTCGATCAGCGCCTTGAAAGTCTGGCGGCTCGCCTCGTGGTAGACGATGACGCCCTCGGGCTTGGCGCCCAGGCCGCCAGGGATCCATCGCGAGGCCTGCGAGCCGTACAGCTCGAGCTCGTGCATCGCGGCGAGGATCCGGGCCACGTCGAACGGACCCTGGTACAGGGGCGGCACGATGTCGACGTTGCTCAGGCCGTTGTCGACGAAGTCCAGCCCCTCGTAGCGGTAGGTGTTGAACAGCGAGAACCGGCGGTGCGCGATCCCGTAGCCGCGCTGGATCCCCCGTCCCCACCACTCGCCGAAGTGCCGGCCGGCGCCGAGCGTGGCGACCAGGGCCTCGGCGTTCTCGCCGACCCACTGGGCGAAGCCGAAGTTGTCAGTCGACTTGCCCGGCGTGATGATCCGCTTGCGGGACTGGGCGCCGACCTTGTAGAACCGGCCGTCGTCGTCGATCACGCAGGTGAGCCAGTCGTGCTGGTCCTCGCTGGGCAGCCCCTCCTCGATGATGACGGCCGCGTTCGTGCCGTCGATCTTCTCGGTCACCACGACGTCACGGAACAGGCGCGGGGTCTTGGGCCACGCCTCGAACTCGGGGGCGCTCACGCGCCCACCAGCTCGCGGATCTTGCCGGCGCGCACCACGTGGCCGGCCGCCTCGTCGTCGAGGGCCTCGCCGAGCTTCCTCAGATCGTGCACCGTCGCCTCGGCGACGGACTGGATGAGGTCGACCTCGACCTGCGCGTTGCCCATGACGACGTCGACCTTCTCGTGCGCCTCGCTCGCGAGGGCGCGCAGCGCGAGGGCGCTGGCGTCCAGGTCGGACGCGGCCTGCTCGAACACGGCCAGCGCGTTCGCGCCGTTCAGGCTCGCGCTCTCGGCGCGCTCCTCCAGCGTCAGCTCGACGGCCTGGGTCTTCTTCTTGAACAGCCCCATCGGGGGCACCTCCTCGGGTAGGTGGGTCAGACACGAAAGGCCGGGCTCAGGGCGCGATGCCCCGAGCCCGGCCCGGTGTGCGCGCTACTTCTTGTCGGTCGTGGTCTGCGGGAGGTTGAGCATCGGGGTCGAGCCCTCGGGCACGACGTAGATCGTGCTCGCCTTACTCAGCGCCGCGATGTACCGGTCGGTGAGGATCTCGGGCGTCAGCGCCTCGGTCGCGACGGCGTTCTTCTCGGCCTCGATCTTGGCCTTGTCGAGGTTCGCCTTCTCGGTCTCGACCGCCGTGCGCGCCTCCTGCGCGGCGGCGAACGCGGCCTTGACGTTGTCGGGCTGGACGATCTCCTGGATGTCCACGTCCTCGACGATGATCCCGGCCTCGGCCCACTCGGCGACGAGGGCCTCGCGCACCTTGGTCTGCACGTCGGCACGCTCGTTGAGCAGCGCCTTGGATCCGTACTGGGCGGGGATCTCGCGCATCGCCGAGCGGATGGTCGGCTCGACGAGCTTGGTCACGAGATCCTGCTGGGTCGAGAACCGGGCGTAGAGCTCCTCGACCTTGTCGCCGTCGATCGAGTAGCGGACCGTCAGGTCGAGGTTCGCGTCGACGTTGTCGCCGTCCTGGACGGTGATGCGCGGGCCCGTCGCCGAGCCGCCGGAGTAGTTCGTCTCGCCCTCGCCGGCGTACTCCACGACGTTGTCGCGGACGTCCCATCCGACGGCCTTGACCCACGGCGCCTTGAGGTGGGCGCCCTCGGTGGTGGACTCGCCGACGATCTCGCCGGTGAAGGAGCGGAGTACCTTGGCCTCGCCGACGTCCTGGAGGTAGACCGAGCCGATGCCCGCGAACAGGACGGCGAGGCCGGCCAGCGCGCCGGTAGCGGTGAGGGCGATCCTGCGAGGGGCGGGGTCCTTCACCGTCGTCTCGACCCGACGCGGACGGTAGCTGCCCTCGTCGTAGACCTCGTCGACCTGGACCTTGGTGGCCTTGCTCGCGATGACGGACGCGATGCCTCCGGCGACGGCCAGCGCCGCGAAGATGATGAACGTGACGAACATCTGGTGTTGCTTCTCCTCTAGTCAGGCCTCGACGGCCATGAGCCCCGACGTCGGACGACGTCGCAGGCCTGTGCTCACGGAACGGATCAGGGCGGATGCGGCAGGGTTGCTCGGCGCCCGACGGCGCCCCTCCCCCTCGATCCGGTAGGCCCGGGGGCCGGCCTCGCCATCCATGCGGCGGGCCAGCTCCCGGCACTCGGCACACCGCTTGCACTCAGCGGCGTACCCGTCGTACTGCTCGGGGTCAGGGGCGAAGGCGTACAGGGACTTCTCGTCGCCGCACGTCCAACAGAACTTGCTCAAGCGGCGACCGCCTGGGTGTAGTGCGCGCGGCGCGGACGGTTCGTCTCGACGCCTCGGGCGTAGGCCTTGTCCCACTCGGCCTGGTTGGCCCACAGGATCGTCACGATGCGGGTGCCGTCCTCCGAGAACGCGACCGAGATCCGGCCGGCTCGGTGCAGCGTCCGCCCCGGGTAGGTCTTCGAGCTGTAGACGTCCTCGGGGTGATCGGCGGCACGCACGATCTCCTCGGCGTCGAGCTGCATCTGGACGCCCCGCTCGGTCGCGTGGCGGCTCAGGCTCCAGTGGCGCGTCACGCCATCACCTCCTGCATCTGGTTGAACTTCCGCTTGCTCATCTCGGTCAGGTGGTAGCCGCCCCAGTCGCACTCGTACGTGCGGCGCTCCACCTTCATGCCCCGGGCCGTGCCCCTGGCCGCCGCGATGCGGCGGCGCTTGTGCTGGGCCCGACCCAGGGCGCGCTCGACGTCGTGCTCGTCGTCGTAAGTGCGCTTGCCGCAGGGGCAGATCACATACGTCGTGCGCCTCGCCATGACGTCAGCGCGCCAGCGGGTGCAGCGAGCCGGCGACGCGCACCACGACGTAGGGGCCGTAGATCGTCAGCTCGTCGCCGGGCATGGCGAGGGCGAGCTCGATCGCCCGGCCGGGCAGGGAGACGACCATGCGCCAGCCGTCGACGTCGCGGACCCACAGGTCGAGGTCGGCGTCCATGACGACGGAGTCGAGCGGCAGGCTGTCCAGCGTCTCGACGCGGTCGCCGGCCTGGGGGTCAGCCGGCCCGTCCTGGAAGGCGGCGAGCAGGAGGGCGGCGACGACGGTGGCGAACTGCGAGTCGGTGGTGGTGCTCATGCTGGGTGGATCTCCTCTGGAGTAACAGGCAGCCGCATCACTTACACATGCGGCCAAGGGGGGAAGGTGCTGGGTCAGGCGGCGACGGCGCCGGTCTCGATCCAGGTCAGGTAGCGGTGCATGGTGTCGGCCTGACGCTCCAGGTCGGCGATGTCGCGGTTGTTGCCCACGACCCCGTCGAACTGGGTCCAGGTGTCGAGCGCGGTCTCGCTCTCGTGCAGGTCGCCCTCGGGCAGGCCCGGGCGCTCGACCCGGAGCAGGTAGCCACCCGCGCCGTCGATGGCCTCCGCCTCGTTGGGGAAGCGCACGTCGGTCACGACGACTGGCGTCCCGGCGGCGCGCAGCGCGTCGACCTTGCGCATGGCGGCGTCAACCCAGAGGCTCTCGCCGAGCACGTCACGCCCGGCCTCGGTGCCGAGGCGCTGGAGCGTGCGGCGCACCTCGGGGAACTGCTCCTTGGCGAGCTCCCAGCCGTAGGCGTCGATCAGCTCAGAGAGGCGGAAGCCCTGGAGGTCGACGTAGGGGTCGAGCGCGAGGGCCATCTCGCGCATCGGGTCGGCGAAGGCGACCCGGGTGAAGCCGTGCTCGGCAACCAGGCGGGCGGCGAAGGTGTCCTTGCCGGAGCGCTTCCGGCCGGACATCCCGATCAGCAGTGCGGACATCGTCTCTCCTCTGTGCATCACTTACACATGCGCCCGGTGATCTCGGGCGCACTACTAGTGTGCCCGAGATCCGTCCTATGTGCAAGTGTCGCGGTGGTCGGATCACTCGGTGTGGTGCGGGTCACGCAGCGGTCGTGTAGACCGCCTCGCCGTTCGAGAACCGGCCCATCAGGCTCAGCTCCTGGAGGCCGGCGCTCTCTCGGATCACGCGCGCCAGGTGCGGGGCCATGCGCTTCGTCCAGCCCTCACGCAGCGTCTCCTCGTGGCGCCAGAGGTCGGACATCCGCTCGCTCGTGGGCGCGATGCTCACGGCGACCAGGCCCATGTACTCGGACACGGCGACGTCGGCCATGCCGTTCGTCGCGATGACGTGGTCCTCGCGGCCCGACCAGGCGTCCTCCTGGGTGAAGCTCGGGTAGCGCTCGGTCAGCGCCTCCTGGAGGTCTTCGATCAGGCGGTCGAACACGTGCTCCAGCTCCTGGTCGACGGTGCCCTGGTCGACGTCGTCAGCCGTCGCGTCGGGGTCGCCGTCCTCGCGCAGGTACTCGGCCCACGACGCGCGGATGTCGTCGACGTCAGGCATCGCGAAGTACAGCACCTCGACGGCGCCCCGCGCCGTGCTCACGCTACGTCCCATGATCTTGTCCTCTCGGTGGTGGCAGGCTCGTCAGGCGAGGGATGCCGCCCTCGCGACGGGGTCTCCCCCGTTTCGCCGGTCACTCCTCGTCCATCGGCCCCGTCTCGGAGTTGCCGAGCACCCACCCAAGGGCGTTGCGGACGCCGTCCTCGTACGTCATGCCGGGCCACTGGGACCAGTGCTGCCCCGCCTCCCAGGCCTTGTCGATCTGGTCCTGGATCTCCCGCTCGTCGATGCGCAGCGTGTACGCCATTGGTCGCTCTCCTCTGTCTCGGCAGGCTCATCAGGCGAGGGATGCCGCCCTCGCGACGCCCGGTCACCCGGGCGTTTCGCCGTCGTCAGATGCGCCGCGTCATGTCCGGCCAGCGGGCCGTGATCGTCTCCCCCCAGGCCATCGCGACGTCGTAGGTGCCATCCCCGTGCACCTTCACGACCCGGCCGCTCCCGCCGGTCACGAAGACGTACATGCCGACGGCGAACGTCGGCTCGACCAGGCGCCTCATGCGTCAGCCCTCCCGGCAGAGATCAGGTCGGACGGTCGGCGCGGCTCGACGGTCTGCCAGCGGGCCAAGCCCTCCCGCACCAGGGCCTCGGCCGTGGTCCGGCGGTAGCCGTCGAGCTGGCCCACGTCGCGGCGGTACAGCCCGCGGTGGTAGCTCAGGCGCCCGTGCACCTTGAGGTCGTCGAGCAGGGCCCTCTGCCCGGGCGTCAGGCGCCGGGCGCTCACTCCCCCGCTCCCGTCTCGCGCAGCGCGGCGGCGACGCGGGAGATCAGGCCCTGCCGCCGGGTCAGGGCGGCGAGGTAGCCGTCGTCCGCGGGGTCGAGGTGCCGGTCGTCGAGGGACTCGTCGAAGACCTCGCCGAGCCGCGCCTCGGCATCCTCCAGTGCGTGCCCCAGGGCCACGACCTCCTCGCTCGTCAGGTCGAGGATCACGCGGTGCGTGCCCGCCGGGGGCAGGTGGTCAGGCGTCAGGCGCACGGGCCCGGTCACGAACGACTGGAGCCCGGCCGGGCTGTTCGTGCGGCGCGACGTCGAGGCCGCGCGGCGTCGGGGCAGGGGCAGGATCTCGGCGACGTCGTCGCGCGTGGTGTCTGTCATTGGGTCTCTCCTCGTGTGGGCAGGCTCATCAGGCCCGGGATGCCGCCCGGGCGACGGGGCATGAGCCCCGTTTCGCCGTCAGCTCAGCTTGAAGTCGACCTCGCCCTGCACCTGGCGCTCTCCCCCGCAGTTCTGGCAGTACAGGAAGTACCCCTCGCCGTCGTCGCCGAAGCTGTCAGCCCCGGCCAGCGCGGTCACCCTGCCCTCGCCGTCGACGTCGACGCTCGGCCAGGTGCGCTCGTACCCGTGCTCCACCAGGGTCCAGTCGTGCTCGCCTTCCCATCCCTTCGGGCAGGCGTCAGGCGTCTCGGCGCGCTCCAGCTCGGAGAGCCGGTCGGTCAGGTCGGCCAGGATCTGGCGCAGCTCGTCGGCCGTGCCCTCGACCGCGACCAGCTCGCCGTCGTGCGCGATCACCAGGGCGTAGTCCTCGGTGATCTCGTCGTCGCCGAACTCCTCGCCCTTGCGCAGCACGTCGTGGCCCACGTAGGCGGCGCTGGCGTTCGCGTATCGGTTGCTCATGGTGTGTCTCCTCGTGTGGTGGCAGGCTCGTCAGCGCACGGATGCCGCCGTGCAGACGCCCCGTCAGGGGCGTTTCGCCGTCAGGAGTAGGTGATCTTGCCGAGCGCGGCGAGCTGCACCAGGACGTCGGCCGCCTCGGCGTCGATCAGGTCGGGCTCGCGCTCGTCGAGCGCCTCGGCGAACTGGTCGAGCAGGTCGGAGCGCATGGCGTGGTCACCCGCGGCGATCTCGGCCCACGTCTGGCGGATCTGCTCGGCCGTCAGGTGGTGCGTCACGTCCTCGTCGCCGTCGCCGACCTCGACGAACACGAACACGTCCTCGCCCTGCCAGGCGTCGCGGGGCGCGCTGGCCGCCCAGTACGTCATCCACATACCCGCGGTGTCGACGATGTTCTGCACGTGCTCGTCGGTGAACAGCACCTCTCGGACGACGTTGACCTCGACGGTCACGGCGGCCGGGGCGTCAAGCGTTGCGGTCATGGTGTCTCCTCGGTAGTGGCAGGCTCATCAGGCCCGGGATGCCGCCCGGACGACGCCCCAGCGGGGCGTTTCGCCATCACATGCACGCGGCCCACACGACGCCGTCAGGCGTGGTGTCGATCGACACGTCGAGGCCGTCGGGGCAGACGATGATGTCCCCCACCAGGAACTCGCCATCCCACGAGTCGCCGGGCGCCAGCCCGCGCGGGCTCGACGGCTCGTCAGGCTCGGGTGCCTGGCGCGTCTCGCGCTTGACGGTCACCAGCTCGGGCGCCTCGACGACGTCGGGCTCGGGCTCGGCCGTCTCCTCGGGCTCGGGCTCGGGCGTCTCCTCGACGACCTCGGGCCCGCACGTCTTGTTGCCCATCGTGTGGCAGTCCCAGCGCGGGTCGTCCTCCTCGATCCGCTCGGGCTCGGGCGCCTCCTCGACGACGGGCGCGGGCGCCTCGATCGTCTCGGTCGTCACGACGTCGAGCTCGGGCGTCTCCTCGACGTCGGGCACGGGCGCGGCCGCGATCAGCAGGCCGACGCCGACGGCCAGGCCGATGCCGAACGTCAGGCTCTTGGTCGGGGTCTTGGTCATGGTGTGTCTCCTCTAGGTGGCAGGCTCGTCAGCGCTGGGATGCCGCCCAGCGGACGGGGCGTCAGCCCCGTTTCGCCCAGTGTCAGAAGACCTCTCCGGCGTGGCCCTCGGCCATCTCGGCAGCGTCGTAGGCGTCGGCCGGGCCCAGGTCGTCGAGCTGGTCGACGGTCACGACGACGTCGTCGGGGTCGCCGGTCGTGGCGATCAGGCCGTCGCCCGCCTCGGTGTCGGTCAGGTGCGGCGCCCGGTACTTCACGGCATCCCAGATCTCGTGAGAGATCCGAGCCGTCAGGTCGTCCTGCTCCTCGTGCTCGCCGAGCACGTAGGCCTCGACGGTCACGGTCGCGGTGACCCGGACCTTGCGGACGCCGATCGCGGCCAGCTCCTCGGGGAACGTCGGGGCGTCGGCAGCGGGCAGGTAGGCAGTCGTCATGGTGTCTCCTCGCGTGGTGGCAGGCTCGTCAGCGCACGGATGCCGCCGTGCGGACCGGGCAGGGCCCGGTTTCGCCGTGTCAGAGAGTCGCCAGGAAGTCGGCCAGCTTGAGCGCCTGCTCAGCGGTCATCCATCGGAGCTCGACCTCAGAGACGCCGTCGCTGTGGTCGTGCGCCTTGAACGTGGCGGACACCTTGGTCGTGTCGCTCCCGTAGTAGGGCGTCGACACGTCGCCGCGCGCGTCGTCGACTCGCGTGCCCTTGCCCAGTCGGGCGGCCAGGTCGGCCCGCAGCTCTCGCCCACGGCGCACCGCGGCGTCGTGCGCGGCGTTGCCCGCGACCGCCTCGCCCAGCATCTCCAGGTAGTCGGGCAGGAGTCGGCGCCGGATCTCCCGGGCGATCGCCGCGGGGTCGCGGTCACGCTTGACCGAGATCTCATCGGTGCGCGTCTCGCCGAAGCGCTTGCTCCAGCCGTCGCCGTAGCCCTTGCTCTCCTCCGGCCGCGGGTACTGCCCACGGATCGACAGGCGGTCGAGGTCGCGGCCATAGTTGCGGCCGCCGAGCGTCAGCCACAGGCGGGCGCCGTCGGGCCCGTCGACGTAGACGCCCGTGTGCTCGGCGTAGGCCTCGCTCGTGTCGACGCTCCAGCCCTCGCCGAGCGCGTCGGCGACGAACGCCGAGACCTGGCGGACGATGGCGCGCTGGTCGAACGTGTTCATCTTGGATCTCCTCTAGTTGGCAGGCTCGTCAGCCGTGGGATGCCGCCCACGGGACCGGGCAGGGCCCGGTTTCGCCGTCAGTGCTCGTGCGGGTACTCGCGGTGCTGGCACAGGGCGCAGGTGGGATCGACGGCCAGCGCGTTGCCGTCGTAGTCCACGGCCGTCGAGTCGCGGATCGTCGACGTGTCGGGCACGGCGCCCAGCGCAGCCAGCTTCCCGATGCTCTCGGGCGTCTGCGCCTTCCATCCCGCCTGAGACACGACGTTGACGGGGTCGCCGGTCTGCGGGTCGACCAGCACGACGCACGTCCTGTAGTCGAGAACCTCGCCGGTCACGGCGCACGTGATCTGTCGGCCGACCAGGCCGCGCACCATCTCGACGCGGACGACGTCGACGATGTCGGAAGGCTTGCGAAGGGTGATGCTCACGGGTGATCTCCTCGTGTAGTGGCAGGCTCGTCAGCCGTGGGATGCCGCCCACGGGACGCCCCGGCGGGGCGTTTCGCCGTCAGACCAGGTCCGCGAGATGCATGACGCTGACGCCCGTGCTGTGGTCGTCGACGTCGGTTGCGACGACCGCGACGCCCTGGAATCCGCCGGTCTGGAACGGCACCAGGGACACGGCCCGGGCGAGCGCCATAGCGTCCTGGGTGACCTCGTTGTCGTAGCCGCGGAGCATGACGTGCACGGTCCGTGCATCGTTGCCGTGGTGGCCGATCGGCTCGCCCCACGCCTCCCAGCCGTCCCCGTCGACCTCGACGTCCCGGCCCCACGACTCGACCAGTCGGGCGACCTCGTGCAACGTCGTGACGTCGACGCCGAAGTGCAGCATCTTGCGATCGCTCATGTTGTTTCTCCTCTGTCTCGGCAGGCTCGTCAGCGCTGGGATGCCGCCCAGCGGACCGGGCGTGAGCCCGGTTTCGCCTACGGCGCCCGCCCCCTCGAACGGGCGCCGTATCACTTACACACTCAGTGCTGCGACGGCACGCCTCCCGAGAGGTAGGAGTGCCCGTAGACGAAAGCGATGTCTTCCTGCCCGTAGCGGATCGCGACCTCTCGGAGCTCCTCGGCGAGGTTCGTGACGTTGAACCGCTCGCAGAGCACGGTGACCTTGCACGAGATCTCGGAGACGGTGACGCCGTCCGCGTTCGTGTAGGTCCCACGGCCGTAGTGCAACTCCGTGCCTGCCCAGTCCGGCCGGGCCAGCACGCGGGCGTTCAACGCGGCGGAAACGTCCGCCTGGAATCGGGACCACTGACGGGCGCCCATCGGAGTAGCGCCGATGTTCTTGCCGAGGGTCGCGGTGATGCTGAACATGTGGGATTCCCTCCCTTGTGGCGCGGGCCCGTTGCCCGTGCCTAGTGCCTGCCGTGCGTTCGACGCACGACCCGTCCCCGGTCTACGCGGGTGACTGTCGGGCAGGCTAGGTGCGCCGTTCGGAATGGTGGCGCGTCCCGCCGGATCTACCCGCTATGCGGGCGCCGGGCGCGGCTGAGAACCGCGCTTGTGGGTCGACCGTCCTACGTTCCGCACGCTCCCGGTTGCCCGCTCCCCCGCTACGCGGGATCCTCGCCGGTCCGGCCTATGCGCCTACCCTGCCGCGCCCCGTAGTGGGCGCGTCGTCGGCGTCTACGTGCGGCCCGTCGCGCGGGCCGACCCTGTATCCCTATTGAGTTCTCAAGCAACCGATGCGCACGGTTCGTGCGGGCCCGTGGCGCCCGTCCTACTGCCCTGCTATGCGGCCCTACCTGCCTGCCCGGGATCCGGGTGAGCGTTGCGCGGGGCCCGTGGGGCCCTCCCGCGCTGGCCTCCGATCGGGGCCCCGCTCCGGCGGTTCGTTCTTGCCGACACCCAGAACATTACTCATGTGGTGCGGTGCTCGCAACACTTGCACACTCATTGTCCTAAGAATGGCGGAATACCAACGAAAATTCGTCCTCATCATGCGTCCATATGCTGAGACAGGCTCTGATATGTCCGCTTTGACCTGCACACGGGCCGCGCGTCATTAGCTCCGATCGGCGCACGTCCGGGCGCACGCTCGCGCCCGTCGCGCACGTGACGCGCTCACGGGCCCGCACACGGGCGCACACGGGCCCGCACGTGCCCACGGGCCCGGGCGCACGCTCACGCGCTCACGCGGGCGCACGCGCACGCTCACGGGCGCACGCACGGGCCCGGGCCCGCACGCATGGGCGCACGCTCACGCGCTCACGCACGGGCGCACGCGCACGACGCACGCGGCCGCGCGCCCGACCCCTTGACATTGCCCCCGACCCTGGGGTATCACCCGCGCGCACGCGATGTGGGGTCCGTAGCGTCTTAGCAGCTCGGATCCTGCCACGTTCAGAGGTCGAGTCTCGAGGGCGCCGGCGAGGCACTGAGCAGCCGGTCTGCCGCGTCCTGGCGCCGCTGAGTGGGCCTGTGCAGCGGCGCGGACGACCGGTCATAGAGGCACCTAGCGGCGGAGCATCCGGCCTTTCTGCTCGCCGTAGATCTCGACGTGGCCCTGAATCCTCACCGGCACCTCTGCATTTCGAAGCAGCCGGAGCAGCTTTCTGATGACGCCCTCGTCATCGGGGTAGCCGCGATGCATATCCGCCACCAGCTCCTCGTTGACGCAGTCGCACGCCACGGCACCCTGCTCCTCTGAGAAGCTGGGTAGCCAATGCCTCGACCCCCACCGCTGCCAGCGGTGGTACCAGTTCGATCCGTTCCACCATAGCCACAGGCTTGAGTGCGTCAACCACTGTCCTGTCGCCCAGATCGACAGCGCGCTCTTCGCCTTCCGGACCCGCTTTTCATAACGTCCGTTTGCCTTCTCCCAGCTTTCGCTTACGCCATCCTCGCTCTCCCTCTGCTGATGCCATGTCGCGTGCAGGCCGTTCGCTTCGGGTTCGAGCGTGTTGTGCCAATTGGAGAGCCACTTCTGCGCGAGCCGACTCCGGCGGGGGTGCAGGAGCTTGTAGTCCACCGACTCGCCGACTGCCCAGTTGATGTCATGCATCCAGAGTTCGTGAGGGGTGTAGCCGCTCGGAGGCACGAGTCGGGTGAAGTACTCAACCGGATCGTCGCCCGTCCGCTCAACGTCGCCTTCGCCGAAGACGCTCTGGAGCTTCTCGCGAACCCATGCCTGTCGTACATCTAGGGCGCGGTCGTTCCGCGTGAACACCCGCACGACGATTGGGCCGACGACGCTTGCGATCACACCGGAGAGTGCACCAACGAGCACGATGAGCCAGAGCGGCTGAATCTGGGCAACGTCCTCGACAACGGGCTCCATGACGGCATCCTTGCAGAATCCCCAGTTCGTGCAGCGAGGGCTCCCCCTTCGGGGGGCCCTCGTGCTGACGAAGCAGCGCAGCTCCCCTTCGGGTCGCCGCTGCATGACCCACACGCCACCGCCGCTGACATAGGGATGTGGTGCGGGTCACAAATCTGCGAGGCCCGGGGCCTTCGTGGCGCCCCGTATATATCAATATGCAAGGGCAAGGGCGAGACGCCAGACCGAGACAGTCAGGCGACTAGGCCCCCCGGAGGGGGGCCCGCTCAGTCACCACGCTAGAGCGTGAGGTTGACGCCCAGTCCCAGGGCAATGCCCTAGGGCAGTACGACACGTACCCGGGTTGGCTGTCGAGCTCTAGAGCTCGCGCCCCGCGAGAGCGGGGGCGCCACCGGGCTTCTTCGCGCGAGGTGATTCGATGCCGTCCCAGTGGGCTACGTCAGATCGCCGGCAGCGGCTCCCGGACGACTGGGAGAAGCGCCGAGTGCGAGTTCTGCGCCGTGATGGCTACCGCTGTACAGAGCGGGTCACGGTGACTGGGGGCACAGAGCAGTGCCCCGAACGGGCGACCGACGTCGACCACATCCGCCCCGGCGACGACCACAGCGACGGCAACCTCCGAGCGCTGTGCTCCTGGCACCACCAGAAGAAGTCGTCGGCCGAGGGCGGTCGCGCCTACGCGGCGCGGCGACGTCAGATCGCCCGACGGTTCAGGCGGGTCGAGACACACCCCGGCCTCCTCGCCTGACCCACTCCCCCGCGCGGGGCCCGAGCCGTCCTCTCCTCCGGCGACGGCCCCGTGCGATGACGTGTAGCTCAGTTGGTAGAGCGGGTGGCCGTTAACCACCGCCAGCGCAGGTTCGAGTCCTGCCATGTCAGCCCATGCCCCGCTAGCTCAGCAGTCAGAGCCGCCGACTCTTAATCGGCAGGCCCTTGGTTCGAATCCTCGACGGGGCACCTGCTCGCTCGTCATGAAGTTCCTTTGCAGGTCGCGATTGCATAGGCGCCACTGGACGTGTTCTCGCTGATGACTGCACCGTCGACTTTGATCCGGCATGTGACCGACCCGTATGACTCCTTGTTTTGCGCAGAGATATAGACGAATGACCCTCGCGAGAACTTATTGGTGACGCCCACGTCGCCATCCTGATTGGTTAGCGGGAGATCGACGGACACTTGCGATGTGCCAGACGGCATTTCCATCGTCACGGACGCTGAGGTCGCCGAACCATCCACCTCATACGTGACCTCGCCGACGAGCGACGCGCGCAGGAGCTCGGCCCGTTCGGCAGCTTCGGCCGCCTCCGCCCGCTCGGCGACTGCCGCCTTGCGCTCTCGCTCTGGCGCGCCTTCCTGATAGCCCCAAGCGAGGCTACCTGCCACGAGCCCGACGCCAACGATTCCTAGCGAGATCAACCCAGCAAGCCTCTTCGTTCCAGTCACCCCTCAGAGATACCAGCCTGTTCGGCTTCGGTCGTCACTCGGGGGGCACATTTCACCCGCTCCGCAGTCCCTCGAGGAGGTGTCCCCCCATGCCTGCACAGCGCAAGCGCGAGTCCGAGCTCGCGCGCCCCCGGTCCCGCAAGGGCGGGGACGCCACCGCTCCCGCGATCAAGGGCGAGCGTCGCCCGGTCACCGTGCCCCGCGAGAAGACCGACTGGCACGCCGACGCCAAGCGCTGGTTCAAGTCGCTCAAGTCGTCCGGCCAGGCCGACTTCTTCCAAGACTCCGACTGGGCCCTGGCGGTCTTCCTCTGCGACGAGATCACCTACTACCGCGGCGGATCCCGCCGCTCCCCCGAGATGCTCAAGACGATCCTCTCCGGCATGGAGAAGCTGATGACCTCCGAGGTCGATCGGCTCAAGGCTCGCGTCGAGCTGAGCGAGCCCAAGTCTGAGGAGAAGTCCGCGGAGCTCATCGCGATCGAGGACTACCGCAAGGAGCTCGGCGCATGAGCGCCGGCAAGGCGGTCATCCCCCATCTCGATGTCGATGACGTGGAGCTCACCGACGAGCAGCTCGACGAGAAGTACGCGCCCATCTGCTACGGCCCGACCTGGCAGCGATCGGGCGACGGCTGGCTCCTGCCCGAGCACACGCTCGGCTGGCAGGTGCTCGGCTGGGCGGCGAAGTACCTCGCCGGCGCCGACGGCACCGGCCCGTTCAAGGCCACGCCCGAGCAGGCCCGCTTCGTCCTCTGGTGGTACGCCGTCGACGAGCGCGGCGAGTTCGTCTACCGCACCGGCGTCCTCCAGCGCCTCAAGGGCTGGGGCAAGGACCCGCTCGCCGCGGTGCTCTGCCTCGTCGAGCTCGTGGGCCCCAGCCGCTTCGGCGGCTGGTCGAGGAGCGGTGAGCCGGTCGGCGTCCCGCACCCCGCGGCCTTCGTCCAGATCGCGGCGGTCAACCAGGAGCAGACGCAGAACACGACCACGATGTTCGCGCTCCTGATGACGGACCGCTTCCGCTCCGAGTACCGCATCGACGCCGGCGTGGAGCTCATCCGCGCCCAGGGCGGCCGCGCCCGGCTCAAGGCCGTGACGAGCTCGCCCCGCGCGCTCGAGGGCGGCCGCTCGACGTTCATCATCCTGAACGAGACCCACCACTGGATCAAGGGCAACAACGGCATCGCGATGTACGAGACCATCGACGGCAACGCGACCAAGATGGACGGCCGCTACCTGGCGATCACCAACGCCTACATGCCCGGCGAGGACTCCGTCGCCGAGCGTCAGCGCCGCTCCTGGCGCGACGTCATCGAGGGCCGCGCCCAGGCGGTCGGCCTGCTCTACGACTCGCTCGAGGCTCCGGCTCACACGCCGATGACCGAGCGCGTCCTGCGGCGCGTGATCGACAGAGTCCGCGGTGACAGCTTCTGGCTGAACATCGACGCGATCATGAAGTCGATCATGAACACGGCGATCAACGCCGCCCGGTCGCGCCGCATGTGGCTCAACCAGGTGGTCGCCGGCGCCGACGCGCTCTACGGCGAGGCCGACTGGGACGTCCTGCGGGTCGAGTCCGAGCTCGAGGTGGGCGACGAGATCGCCCTCGGCTTCGACGGCGGCAAGACCGACGACGCCACCGCGCTCGTCGCGATCCGCATCCGCGACGGCTTCGTCAAGGTGCTCGGCCTCTGGCAGGCCCCCGACGGCCCCGCCGGCGAGGGCTGGGAGGTCGACCGCATGGCCGTCGACGACGCCGTGCACACCGCCTTCCGCCTCTACAAGGTGCAGGGCTTCTTCGCTGACGTCGCGCTGTGGGAGTCGTACATCGACGCCTGGTCGCGCGAGTACGGCGACGTGCTCGGCATCCGCGCCGGCTCGCTCTCCGCGATCGGCCGCGACATGCGAGGCGACCGCAAGGAGATGACGCTCGCGCACGAGCGCCTCATCGGCGCCGTGCTCCAGGGTGCTGTCGGCCACGACGGAGACCTCGAGCTGCGCGGCCACGTGCTCAACGCGGTCCGTCGCGAGAACGCCTGGGGCGTGTCCTTCGCCAAGGAGTCCCGCGAGTCCCCCCGCAAGATCGACGCCTACGCCGCGCTGTTCCTCGCCTTCACCGCCCGCCACGAGTTCCTCGAGCGAGGCAAGAAGAAGCGCGTGCGAACCGGCAAGGGCTACTTCCTCTAGGCCCGCGTGTGTAAGTGTCGCGGGCTCCGACCTACGAAGGACGGTGTCCGCTCGTGACCCCCAAGCAGACTGCGGTCAAGCTTCTCGGCATCCTCAAGCGGGACCGCGACCTGGCCCTGCTCAAGATCGACCGCTACCTCGGTGGCGAGCACGACGACCCGTACATCCCGGACTTCGCCGACGACGAGTACCGCCTCCTGGCGAAGCGGTCTCGCTCCAACTGGCTCCCGCTCCTGGTCAAGACGCCCACGCAGGCCATGTACGTCGACGGCTACCGCCCCGGGAGGGGCGGGAACGGAGAGGCCTCTGCGGCCATCTCCGGCTCGACGCGCACGGCCCAGTGGGAGTTCTGGCAGAGGAGCCGGCTCGACGCCCGGCAGGCCGCGGTCTACTCCGGCGCGATGGGCTTCGGCCACTCCTTCGTCGTCGCCGAGAAGACCCCCAAGGGCACGGTCGGGCGCGGGCTCTCCGCGCTGCGCACCGCCGCGATGTTCGACGACCCGGCCAACGACGAGGACCCGCTCGCCGCGATCACGATCCTGTCGTGGCCGTCGGGCGACGCCCCCGGCACGGCGACGATGTGGGACGCCACCGAGAAGTACGAGGTCTCCTTCAAGATGCTCGGCGACGACGAGAGCGTCAGCGTCAAGAAGCTCGGCCGGCACGGCGCGAAGGTCTGCCCGGTCACGCGGTTCGCCGCGTACATCGACCTCGACGGCCGCACGACCGGCGTCGTGGGCCCGATGATCCCGCTCCAGGACCGCATCAACCAGACGGTCTTCGACCTGCTCGTCGTCCAGACCTACGGCAGCTTCAAGGTCCGCTACGCGACGGGCATGGCCCCGCGGATGCAGACCGACCCCGAGACCGGCGAGTACATCCTCGACGACGAGGGCAACCCCAAGCCCGTCAAGATGAACCACAACGCGCGGCGCTTCCTGTTCGCCGAGGACCCCGACACCAAGTTCGGGTCGCTCGACGAGACGCCGCTCGAGGGCTACATCGCGTCGATCGACATGAGCATCCGCCACCTGGCGGCCGTCTCGCAGACGCCGCCCCACCACCTGCTCGGGCAGATCGCGAACCTCTCGGCCGAGGCCCTGGCGGCCGCCGAGACCTCGCTCTCGCGCATGGTCGAGCAGTTCCGCAAGTCGTTCGGCGAGAGCTGGGAGCGGGTCTTCCGCATCGCCGCGCAGATCGACAGCACCGAGGGCGCCGAGGACTACCACGGCGAGGTCATCTGGCGGGACATGGAAGCTCGCTCGCTGAGCATGACGGCCGACGCGCTGGGCAAGCTCGCCGAGCAGCTCGAGATCCCGCGACGCGGCCTGTGGCCGCGGATCCCCGGCGTCACGCAGAACGAGATCGACGCCTGGACCGACATGCGCGAGGACGACGACGCGATGGGTCAGCTCGCCGAGTCGGTCACGCGCGCCTCCGGCGCGCGCTCGATCACCTCCAGCCTCCCGTCCGGGGAGGGTGAGGGGGCGGCCGCGTGACGCCCGTCGAGGAGGCAGAGGAGGCGTCGTTCGCCTTCCAGGCCGCGCTCGCCCGCATCGGCGTCGCCACGGTCGCCGAGGCGATCGCCCTATGGTCCCGGCTGAACCCGGCCAAGATCTCCGCCACCGCGGGGGCCTGGCTGGACGACGCCGTGACGATGATCCTCTCGCGCCGGGGCGAGTCCCGTGAGCTCGCGATCGCGTACTACAGGCTGGTACGCGCGCTGCGCACGGGGAGCACGGTCCCGCGCCCGGGCGAGGTCGAGCCCACCTACATCCCCCTCGGCAAGCTCCGCCAGGAGTTCGCCGAGCTCATCGCCGACACCGAGCTCGCGTGGGCCCCCGCAGGGGTGCCCACCGACGAGCAGGACAGCGTCCGAGCGGAGAGAGCCCAGGAGGCCTACTCCGACAGGGCGCCGACCTACTCACAGCCGAGCACCGGGGACGACGAAGCGGTGCGCGTGGAGACCGAGTTCTCCAGCGACCCCGACGAGGAGATCCGCCGGCTCGAGGCCGAGATCGCCGAGCGCGATCGCCTGGCCGAGAAGGAAGCCGAGCTCGTCATGGAGCAGCTCGGCGCCCGGCTCCTCGAGAAGAAGCTGGCCGAGGCCGAGAAGGCCAAGGAGGCCGACGACCGCGACGCGGTCCGCGACGGCGCGCACACCCAGGCGGGTGCTCGCCAGGCGGCCGCCGCCGAGCGCATCGTCCTGAACGGCGCCCGCGACGAGATCGCGGCGCGCATCAAGCGCGACCGCCGAGTCATCGGCTACGTCCGGCTCCCGCGCACGGGGACGCCCTGCGGCTTCTGCGCGATGCTCATCAGCCGCGAGGTGCTCTACCTGTCGCGCGCTACCGCCGGCGGTCGCAGCGCCAACACCGAGTCCGTCCTGATGGGCGCGAGCGGTGACGACGACTACCACGACAACTGCCATTGCTACGCGGAGCCGGTCTTCTCCAAGGCCGACTACCGCGACTCCGAGCGGTTCGCCCTGAACCGCCAGTACAGCGCCGAGTGGCCCAAGGTCACGAAGGGCCTGGGCGGCAAGGCCGCCCTCGCGGCCTGGCGCCGCTACATCCGCAACCAGCAGGCGCAGGCCAGGAGCCGCGCCCGCTCACAGACGACAGCCCAGGAGGCGTCCGAATGAACCCCCGCACCTTCCGCCGTATCCCCGCTCGCATCGCCTTCTTCGAGGGCGAGAACGGCGGCGGCTCGAGCGCGCCGGCTGAGACGTCGGCCGAGACTCCCGCTGAGGAGCCTGGCACCGAGACCCCCGCCGAGACGCCGGCCGAGGAGGAGGCGCCCGGCGAGGGCGAGGGCGAGGGCGAGGGCGAGAGCGTCGACGACCTTCCCGCATGGGCGCAGGCGCGACTCCGCCGACTGGGCAACGAGAACGCCGCGCGCCGCAAGGCGAACGAGGAGCTCACTGCCAAGCTCGCCGGCGCCAAGACGACCGAGGAGTTCGAGGCCGCGGTCACCGAGCTCCGCAACGCGAACGCCTCGCTCGAGCGTGAGGCCAAGCTCGCCACGGTCGCACACACGCACACCCTGAGCGCTGAGGCGCTCACCCTCCTCGAGGACGTCCCCACGGACAAGCTCGAGGCGCGGGCGAAGGCACTGGCGACCCTGTTCGGCTCGCCGGCCACGACCTCCCGCACGCCGAGCGGCGGCCTGGTCCCCGACGACGACGACGAGGGCTTCGACCCCGTGAAGGCGGCCGCCGAGGCGCGCCGCCGGCGCTACTGAGCGCACCACCCACCACCGACAACGAAGGGCCCTGGCTGACGCCGGGGCCCTTTCTCATGCCCCTTGGAGGCAGATAGATGGAGCTCCACCAGGTAGTCAAGCCGGAGAAGATCGCCGCCACCGCGGCGGTCCTGCTCGAGCAGAACCTCGTGGTCCCCGCCGTGTTCCAGCGCGAGGGGATCGACCAGTTCAAGGGTGCCGAGGACGACACGGTCAACGTCGTCGTCGAGGGCATCCTCCCCTATCGCAAGTACGGATGGCGGAACGACCGCTCCACGTCGATCCAGTTCGACGAGTACAAGGAGCGGAAGATCGGCGTCAAGTTCGGCGGCGACATCTACTCCGGTGTCCGCCTGACCGACGAGCAGAACGACATGGACCTCCAGGGCTGGACGAAGCTGGCCCGCAAGCAGACCGAGGCCATCGGCTCCGGTCTCGAGGACGAGGCCGTTCGCCACCTGGTCAACGCCGATTACTCCGTAGTGCTGGCGACCCCCGAGGACTACGCGGAGGCCGGCCTCATGCGCCGGTCCCTGATCCAGGCCCGCGCGGTAATGAACAAGCTGCGCTCGCCCGGCTCGCGCCGGACGCTGATCGTCGGCACCAACTGGGAGCAGGCGCTCCTCGAGGACGAGAAGCTCAACCTCGCCCAGTTCGTCGGCGACGACGAGGCGGTCTCCTCGCTCCGCGAGGCGACCATCGGGCGCCGGTACGGCTTCGACATCGTCGTGTCGCAGGAGCTCGGCTCCAACGACGCCTACGCGCTGGCCGAGTCCGCGTTCGTCTTCCTGACGGGCGCCCCGACCGTCCCGCAGTCCGTGCCGTTCGGCGCGACCGCGTCCCACGAGGGCGTGGCGCTGACCTGGCTCCGCGACTACGAGACCGAGAAGCGGCGCGACCGCTCGGTCTTCAACACCTACCAGGGCTTCCGCTCGGTCACCGACGTGCTGGCCGGCGTGAGCAAGGAGGAGTCCGTCGTCGAGGGCCAGTACGAGCACTTCGTGCGCGCCATCAAGCTGACGCTCGGTGGCACCTCCACCATCCCGGCGAAGTCGGGCGGCACCAGCGAGGCCGCGAAGAAGGCCAACGAGCTCGCGACGCTGACCGGCGTCGACGAGATCAAGGCCCTGCCGGCCCTCACCGCCCCCGTCGGCGAGTGATCCACGGCGAGGGGTCCTGCTCCGGCGGGGCCCCTCGCCCGCTCTCCCCAGGAGGTGATCCATGACCTCGCTCGTCGACGTCACGCGAGCTGAGAAGGCGCTCGACTGGGAGCTCAACGAGGCGGAGCGCACCGACCTCGAGGACCAGGCCGAGTACCTGTCCGACCTGGCCCGCCAGGAGGGCGGGCAGTCGTGGCCGACGGTGTGCCCGTCGGTCGTCGAGCACACGATCCGTGCGGCCCTGGTGCGCTACATGCGCAACTACGAGGGCCTCACCCAGACCCGCGCCGCGGACGAGACCCAGGCATGGGACGGCCTCGGCGACAAGGCCGGCGCGCCGTACTTCACGGCGGCCGAGCTCAAGACCATCCGCGCGGCCGCCGGCCGGCGCACGTTCGGCTCGATCCTGGTCAACGCCTGGGGCACGTCGAACCGCCTGCGCGACGGCCACGTGCCCGACCCCGACGGCGGGAAGCCGTTCCCCCTGTTCCCTAGCGGGGACGGCCCCTGGTGAGCGTGCAGCGCCGGTGCGGGCAGAAGGCCCTGCTCTACCCGGAGATCCTCGTCACCGACGAGCGCGGCAACGTGATGAAGGGCCCTGACCTCGACAACCCCGTCGAGGTGCGCGCAGCGTTCAGCGCCCAGCGCGGCGCCCGCGCCGAGGTGCCCGGCCAGGTCCAGGTGAACGTCTACCGGATGCTCGTCGACCCCGACGTCGAGGGCATCGGCCTGTGGGGGCGCGTCCGCTGGACGGCCCCCGACGGCGCCGGACCGGAGTGGGACATCGTCTCGCCGCCGGCCTACCGGCACGGCACCCGCCACGTGCGCCACGTCTCCTTCGACATCCGGGAGCGACCCAATGGCTGAGATCTTCCGCAACAAGGGGCTGGAGAAGCGGCTCGCCAAGCGCCGCGACGTGCAGGCCGAGCTCAAGCGCACGGTCAACCAGCTCGCCCGCGTGGCGACGTCGGTCCTGGCGGCCAGCCGCGACAGCGGCGATGCCCGCATCGAGACGGCCAAGGGCGCCATCGACCACTACGTGGTGCTGAACGACGACCGCGGGTACGGCGCCGCGATGACCATCGAGTACGGGCGTGAGGGCGACACCGTCTTCCGCTCGGGCCCGAACAAGGGCAAGCCCGTCCCGGCCACCGAGGCGGTCGCGCCGCTGCGCACAGCGATGGCCTTCGCCGGCGCGAGAGGGGCCTCATGACGACCGAGCTCCCCGACTCCGTGCGCGCCCTGGCGCGCTTCATCCCGCCCGAGGACATCCTGCTCCCGCTCCTGCGAGAGCAGATCCCGGACATCCCGATCTACTCCCTCATCCCGCCGGCGGCGAACCCCTTCCCGATGCTCGTCGTGCGCGTGAGCCACTCGAGCGCCGCGTGGCGCGGTGACGCGCGCTTCCTGAACGTGAGCGCGATCGCCGTGCACGCCTTCACCGAGGGGCCCAGCAGCGACCAGGACGGCGCGATCCTGTCCGAGGCCGTGCGGGTCGCGATGCTCAACATCGCGCGCGAGCGGCGCGTCCTGCCCGGCCTGGGCCACGTCGCCGAGGCCGTGCTGACGTCGCCCCCGCGCCGCGTCGGCGACTGGGCCACCGCGACCGGCCCCGTGCAGTACGCCGACCTCCCCAGCGGGACCACCCGCTACGAGTCCATCTACCGCGTCGCCACCCGCCCGCCGGCCTGACGCAACCCACCGCTGAGACCCCGCCTCCACCGGAGAGCGGGGCCTTCGGCCTGCCCCCAGGAGGTAGCCCTAGTGGCTCTCATCGACAACGCCGTGCTCGTCCCGAACGCCGGCAACTACTTCACCTCGGAGGTCGGGACCGAGATCCCGACCGACCTGACGACCATCACCGCGGAGTGGGCCAACATCGGCCACACCTCGCTCGAGGACGTCCTCGCCTTCTCGTCCGAGGGTGGCGAGAAGACGACCCTCGGCACGCTCCAGAACAAGGCGCTGCGGAACACCTACACCCCCCGCGTCGACGCGATGGCGCTCACGCTCCAGCAGTTCGACGTCGAGGCCCTGCGCCTCTACTACGGCTCGAACGCCGTGGACGTGAACGGCGACGGCACCCTCATCGGCGTGCCGCAGAACCCGGCGCCAACGACCCGCGCGTTCCTCGCGGTCTTCATCGACGGCAACTCCGTCTTCGCGGTCTACGCGCCCAAGGCCGAGATCTTCCGCGGCGAGGCCGTCGAGATCGCGGACACCGAGTCGCTGGCCGGCCTGCCGCTGTCCATCACGCCGCTGATCTACGGCGACAACCAGTGGCCCTACGCCCTGACCCCGCTGGCCGTCGTGCCGGCCGCGCCCGAGGCCTGACCTAGACCACCCCGCCCGTGACGTCGGCGGACCCGTCACGGGCGGGGGCTCCACCCCCGCACGCGGTCCGTCACCCCACCCCACATCTACCTGGAGGTCCGCACCCTCATGTCCAACATCATCACGCTCGACAGCATCCGCGAGTCCGCCGAGGCGCGCTACGGCTCCAAGGTCATCGACCTGGGCGACGGCACCGTCGAGCTCCTGAACCCGCTGCGCCTCAAGAAGACGGCGCGCGACAAGCTGACGAACCTCCAGGAGTCGCTCGGCGGCGACGGGGCCGACCAGGAGACGGTGCTCAGCGACGCGCTCCGTCTCGTGGCGAAGACCCCGGCCCAGGGCGACAAGCTCATCGAGGCGATCGACGGCGACCTCGCCGTCCTGGTCGCGACCTTCGAGGCCTACGCGAAGGACACCCAGTCGGGGGAAGCCTCGGCCTCGGAGAGCTGATCGACAAGTGGGGGGACGGGATCTACCCCGACCTCCTCTACTACTACGGCATCTCGCTCGCCGACGTAGTGGAGGGTCGGGGCCCGTCCCCCCGCATGGTCACCGCGCTCATCGCGAGGCTCCCCGACACGTCGATGACGCACGCCCTCATGCTCGGCGGTCCCGAGCACCTGGGCTGGGGCGTCGACCGACATCTCCGCGCGTCCGAGTACGACGCGATCAACCTCAACACGCGCGCGACCGGTCACTGGGAGAAGGGCAAGGCGCCCGACTTCGGATCCTGGCCGCGCCCCAAGCCCGCTGAGCGGGTGACCGAGGAGCCCAAGAAGGCGACGACGGTCGCCGACCTCTGGGCCCAGTTCAACGGGAGGAAGCAGCATGGCTGACGACGCCGGGCAGGTCATCGGCAAGATATCCATCAAGGTCTGGCCGGACACGCGGGACTTCCGCGACCGGCTCAAGAAGGACCTGACCAAGATCGAGAAGGCCGAGAAGATCTCGATCCGCGCCGAGGCGGACACGGACCGTCTCGAGCTCTCGACCCGCAAGGCCATCGCTTCGATCAACGCGAAGTCGAAGACCGGCGCCGCCGGCATGACGATCAAGATCCGTGCCGAGCTGGACGCCCGCGACCTCGACCAGCGCATCCGCGACATCGTCGCCGAGGCGAACAAGACCGACCTGGTGATCGACACCGACGGCGCCGTGCGCTCCCTCGACGAGGTCGCCGAGAAGGCCGAGCAGTCCTCGGCTCGTCTCGGGCGTGCGTTCACGAACGACACCAGGCAGATGATCGACGACATCTCCGACGCCGGCCGGCGCATCGACGCCGAGCTGCGCGAGGTCGCCGACAAGAAGCGGGCCGTCGAGCTGCGCGCCATGATCGCGGAGGACTCGATCCGTCGCGCGAACCAGCAGCTCACCGACCTGATCGGCGACTACGACGGCGACAAGATCACGCTGCACGCGGCCCTCGCCGACGCGGCCATGCGCTACGTCCAGGTCCGGCTCGCCTACCTCTCCCGCCTGCGCACGGTGAACCTCGCGCCCGTCGTCGACTCCAAGGCCTACGCTGCGGCCGCGACCGCGCTGGCCGCCCTCTCCGGCGGCCGCCTGCTCAAGTCGACCCTGGGCAACATCACCGACCTGTTCAAGAACCTCGACAAGAACATCCCCCTGGTGGGCTCGTTCGCGATGGCCGTCCTCGGCCTGAGCGGCTGGCTCCTGGCGGCGGCGTCGAACACCTTCGCCCTGTCGCGCGGGCTCGCGCAGATAGCTGGAGCAGGCCTCGCCCTGCCCGGCATCTTCGGCGGCATCGCCGTCGGACTGGGCGCGACGATCGCGGTCCTCAAGGACTTCAACACCGAGCTCCCCGAGGTGGGCGCGTCGTTCCACGCGCTCCAGGACCAGATGTCGTCCAACTTCTGGGACGTCGCCCGCGCACCCATGCGCGAGATGATCCAGACGATCTTCCCCGAGTTCTCCGCCGGCCTGAACGGCACGGCCACGGCGCTCGGACACTTCTTCGGCAACCTCTCGACCTCCGCGCGCAAGCATCTCTCCGGCGCGCTGATCCCGATGTTCGCCAACCTCCAGCAGGCCATCGCCATCTCGGCGAACGGCACCGACGACATCGTCGGCATCATCGAGGCGCTCGGCACCACCGGCTCGAAGTACCTGCCCCGCATGGCGGCGTGGGTCAACGACCTCGCCGAGTCCTTCCACAACTGGCTCGACGAGGCGGCCGCCGACGGTCGCCTCGAGGAGTGGATCGAGACCGGCATCCTGCGGATGCGCGAGTTCGGCTCGGTCATCGCCGGCGCGAGCTCCATCCTCGCCGGCCTGGCCCGCGCGGCTGAGGCCGCCGGCGGCTCGACCCTCGCCACCCTGGCCGACACGCTCGACCGCGTCGCGAAGGTCGTCAACGGCGACAGCTTCCAGTCCCAGCTCGTGCAGGTGCTCACCGCCGCGCACGACGCCATGTCGATGATCGCGAAGGAGTCCGGCCCGCAGGTCAAGGAGATGTTCTCTGACCTCGGTCAGACGATGTCGATCGCGCTGCGCACGATCGCCCCGGCGATCGGTGAGCTCGTCCGCGGCATCTCCGAGGCGCTGTCGACCGACGGCTTCCAGCAGGGCTTCATCGCCTTCCTCGAGGGCATCCGCTCCGGCGTCGACTCGCTCGCGCCGGTGTGGGCTCCGCTCGGCGAGGCGATCGGCACCGTCGGTCAGGTGGCCGGCCAGCTCGCCGAGTCCTTCGGCCCCCTCCTCGCAGAGGTGCTGGTGCAGGTCGCCGACCTCGCGATGCAGGCTGGCCCCGCGCTGGCCGACATGGCGGCGTCGATCTCCGGCCAGCTCCTCGGTGCGCTCGAGACGATCGGGCCCCTGGTGGTCGACCTGGCCGCTGGCCTGGTCAAGCTCCTCGGCCCGCTCCTGTCCTCGCCGGCGGCCGTGGCCGCACTCACGACCGCGTTCCTCGCGTTCAAGGGCGTCATCGCGGCCCAGGCCCTCATGGCTGGCGTCGCAACCTTCCGCACCTTCCTCGGCGACCACCCCAAGGTCGGCAAGATGGCCGGCGCAGTGTCCGGCCTTGCCGGCAAGCTCGGCCTCGTCGGCGCCGCCCTCGCGGCGACCGCCGGCTTCGCGAGCTGGACCTCCGGCCTGGGCGTTGCGGCCCCGCAGGTCAACGCCTTCTCGACGGCGATCGCCGGCCTTGGCGTCGGTCCGGCGTCGGCAGGCTTCGACAAGCTCAACGCCCTGTTCACCGGGCAGTCGACGTCAGCGGACTGGCTGAACACGGACTTCACCGGCAAGTTCCAGAACCTCGCCACCGACATCCACGGGCTCGGCGACGCGCTCGGCTACGTCCAGCAGTGGGCGGACTCCGGCGTCATCGACAAGCTCCTCGGCACGAACGACTCCACCGGCGGTGCGTTCTCGCACACGCCGGCGTTCAACCAGGCCAAGGAGGCCCTGCTCCAGTTCGACGAAGCGATGGCTCAGGTCGTCGCGTCGGGGAACCAGGAGCAGATCGCGGCCGCGCAGCAGTACATCGCGACCGAGCTGGCGAACACCGGGCTGTCCTACGACCAGGCGATGGCGCTCATGCCGTCCTATGCCCAGGCTCTGACGGACCAGTCGGTCTCGACCGATCTGGCGGCGGCCGCACAGGCCAACCTCCAGACCGAGCTCGCCGCAGCGTCCGAGGCGTACAACGCCGCGCTCGCCACGGTCAGCGGCGTCACGCCGTCGATGATCGAGTCGATCAACGAGGCGTCGAAGGCGTTCATCGACCTGCCCGGCGCAGTGTCCGAGGCGGAGGGCTCGCTCTCTGGCTGGATCTCCTCCCTCGAGGAGCAGATCTCCGCCCAGCAGAACTGGGCGTCGGACATGGCGACGATCACCCAGGCCCTTCCCGGCATCGTCGGGGAGTCGGCCGACGGCGTCGTCGCGGCCCTGAACGGGCTGGGCACCGAGGGCGCCCCGATGGTCGCCGAGCTGGCAGAGGGGATCCGCAACGGATCCGGCGAAGTCGACGGCGCGTTCGAGACGATCGCCGAGGCCTCGCGCCTCGGTGCCGAGGGTGCCAAGGCCGACGCGGCCAGCCCCTTCGGCGAGCTCGCCGCCGACGTGTCTGCCGCGATGGAGGGCGTGCCCACGGCCGTCTCCGACGGCTTCGGCAACACGTACGACATCGGCTACACCAAGGGTGAGTTCACGGGCTCCGGCTTCGTGGCCGGCATCAACTCGAAGATCGACGACGTCAACGCGGCGGCGGGCAACCTCGCCGCCGCAGCCTCGGCCGCGACCAGCAAGACCCTGGACATCAACTCGCCGTCGCGCGTGATGATCGGCCTCGGTCGCTGGACCGCGCTCGGTCTGGTGAAGGGCATCAAGGACAACACCCCCGCGGTGGCGTCCGCGTCGCGCTTCATGGCCCGAGCGGTGAAGGAGGCCTTCGTCCTCGACGGCGGCCTCGACAGCTCGGTCGTCAACGACATGGTCGACAAGTTCGTCTCGTCCCTGACGGGCGGCTACGCGACCCAGCTCGAGAACAAGATCGACCAGGTCACCGAGAAGATCCGGGCCCTGTCCGATCGCGAGCCGTCGAAGGCTGTCAAGAAGTGGCAGAAGGTCGTCGACGACTACGACAAGCGGATCGCCGAGAAGCAGCTCCAGGCGGCCCGCACCTCGGACGCCGACAAGAAGAAGGCGATCCAGAACCAGATCGCCCTCCTGCGCGCCGAGCAGGGTCTCGCGCGGATCCGCCTCGAGGAGGCGGAGAAGGCCGACGAGAAGCGCGAGAAGGCCGACAAGAAGCGGCTCGAGAAGCAGAAGAAGGCTCTCGAGAAGGAGCTCAAGGCCGTCGAGCGCCACCAGGAGCGCATCCAGGCCGTCATCGAGCGGGTCTCTGCGAAGTACCAGAAGAAGCTCGACGCGCTACAGGAGAAGTGGGACGTCCTCGCTTCCAAGATCGACGACGCCACCCAGGCTCTCGAGGACGCCAAGCAGGCGATGGCCGACTACTCCGCACAGGTGTCGGCGACCATCACCGGCGAGGGCAACCTCGTCAACCTGTTCGGCGAGCTCGGCGAGAAGGGCAAGAAGGCCCAGACCGTCGCCCGACTCACCGAGGCCCTGGCCGAGGTGGTGGATCAGTCCAAGCAGTACCGGGCTGACCTCGAGTCCCTCGCCAAGCGCGGCCTCTCGCAGGATCTCGTCCAGCAGATGGTCGACGCCGGCATGGGCTCCGCGTCCGAGGTGGCGGCCATGCTCGCCGACGCCACCGACGCAGAGCTCGACGAGCTCAACCGCCTGTGGGGCGAGCTCGGCAAGCAGGGCGACGGCCTCGGCGGCACGCTCTCCGGCCTGTACTACCAGGCCGGGGTCGACGCCGCCCAGGGGATCCTCAAGGGCCTCCAGGACCAGAAGAAGGCCCTGGAGAAGCAGATGCGGGATCTCGGCAAGGCGATGGTCGACGAGATCAAGTCCGAGCTCAAGATCCATAGCCCCTCGCGCGTGATGAGGCGCGTCGGCGGCTGGACCACCCAGGGCCTCGCCGACGGCATCCGAGGCGGGTACGACACCGTCCGCTCCGCGGCGGCGTCGATGTACCACGCCGTGACCGATGGGGCCGAGCGCCCCTCCCCCGCGTCCTACGCGACGCAGACGAACGGCGCGCCCGCCACAGTGCAGCGCGTCCTCAACTATCACGCGGCCACGAGCCGGTCCCTCCCCGAGGAAGACCTGTTCGAGGCCGCCAACCGATCGAGGATGGTGGGCTGGTAATGGGCATTTCGCTCCAGCTTGAGAGCGCGACGGACACCGTCTCGCTCGATGACCTCGTCGACCTCCCCACGGGCGTGCAGGCCCTGGCCGGTGCTACCGGCTTTGGCCTGCCGCCCGTGGCGGTGCAGTGGCTCGAGGGCGCCGGCAACGGCGCCCGCTACCGCGGTCGACGAGCGCAGACACGCACGTTCGACCTGCCGATCTACATCGACGGCGGCAACCGACCGGAGCTCAAGGCGCTGTGGCGCCGCCTCGTCCTGATGCTCATGAACGAGGCAGAGTGCCGACTGCGCCTGGTCGAGGAGGACGGCTCGTCCTGGTGGATCGATGTGATCCGCACGGGCGGCGGCGACCTGGTCTACGGCCAGGACACCACGGGCGAGCAGGAGCTGCGAACGGTCCTCTCGCTCACGGCGGGTTACCCGCTGTGGACCGCGGAGACCGCGCGCTCTCGGCGCGTGCAGCTCCCGCGTGTGAAGAAGGGCCTGCTCCCGGAGCTGTCCAAGCTCCAGGTCATGCCCTCGGCCGCGTTCGACAGCCTGACGGTGGACAACCGCGGCGACGCCCCGGCGCCGCCCGTGTGGAAGATCGTCGGGCCCGGCACCCGGTTCGAGGCGACGAGCCCCAGCGGCGAGTCCCTCGTGTGGGCCGGCTCCCTCCTTGCGGAGGAGTCGCTCACCTTCGACGTCGCCGAGGGCACGGTCATCGACCACAAGGGCGTCAACCGCTACGACGAGCTCGGGGTCGCCCCGCGATTCTGGTCCCTGCCTCCCGGGCAGTCGACCTTCACCTGCCGGCTGAGCGACGCCTCTCCGGGCGCCGCGGCCCCGGGCCAGGAGCTCCGCCGGAACTTCGCCCTGAACCCCTCGGCGCGCGGTGCGCTCAGCGGCACCACCATCCCCAACTTCGGGACCTTCTCGCTCCCGACTGGGGCGGCGGGCGCGATGATGTCAACAGACGCACCGAAGACGGTTGTCGCCCGCACCAACCTCGCCCGCGATCCCAGGCTCCTGAGTGCGACCTGGCCCACTACCGGCGTGACCGCCTCGAAGGTCGCCACGGGCGGCCCCCTCGGCTTCGGCTACACCAAGGCCGTCCTGACCGCAGCGAGCAGCTCCACCGAGCTGAACGTCACCCCGACCGCGGCCCTGCGGATCCCCGTGACCGGCGCCACCGTGACGCTGAGCACCTACGTGCGGGCCATCGGGGCGAGCTACACCCGGCTCGACGTCGCCATCGACTGGTACGGCACTACTGGGGCCTGGATCGGCAGCACCCAGACCGTGTTCTCGGGCAGCGCCTCGGTGCCGAGCGACTGGTCGCGGTTCTCGACATTGCCGCGCGTCCCGCCGACGGGCGCGGTCGCCATGAGCGTCCTGATCGATTTCACCGCGACCGGCGGCTCCACGGCGCCGGTCGGCGCCGAGTTCAACGTCGCCGGCTTCTTGGTCGAGGAATCGTCGACCGTCAACCCCTACTTCGACGGCGCGACCGCGACCATCGACGCTGCCGGCGACGTGCGCTATACGCACGCCTGGACGGGCACGGCGAACGCCTCCACCTCCACCCAGGCGGTCGGCATCTCGCCGCAGCCCAAGGGCCCGGGCGGCAAGGTGGGCAGCTTTGCGAGGTGCGCCATCACGACGGCCCAGCCGTCGGGGGCGACGACCTTCGGAAGCTGGAACTCGACCAGTGCGCCGATCGCGATCAAGCAGGGCGACTACGTCACCCTGTCGGTCTGGCTCCGGTACGTCGCCCCACCGGGCGGCCCGGACTCGATCACCGTCCAGTTCGAGGCCAATGTCGTCGGCGTGAACAACTGGTGGGGCCACCCCATCACCGGCCCTTGGCTACTCCGCAGCGGCGAGTGGGTGCGCCTGACCAGCCAGATCGAGGCGGCCTACCAAGACCTCGCGACCGCCTCGTGGCGCGCAGCCCTCCTCGAGGCCGCTCCGGCCGGCGCCTCGCTCGACGCCACCGGCGTGCTCATCGAACAGGGCCTCAACGTGGGCACCTTCTTCGACGGAGACACCGCGACGAGCGACAACACCATCTGCACCTGGACGGGCACGTCCCGGGCGTCGGCGTCGATCCAGAGCGAGTCGATCTGGAAGGGCGCCTCCGAGATCCAGTGCATCTGGCGAGACCGTAGTTGGGCGGTGATCTAGTGAAGGTCGACGACATCATCGTCGAGGTCCGCGACGGCGCGCTCAGCCGCCGTGGCGTGGTCCCCTCCCGGGACCTGAACATCACCGCCCAGCAGAACCGGAACAACGTCGGCTCGTGGACGCTCCGGCTCCCCGTCGAGTCGCCGCTGTGCGAGTACCTTCGCCAGCCGGGCGCCGGCATCCTGGTCACGGGTGTCGGCGCCAAGCCGTACTCCGGCCCGGTCACCTCCGTGCAGGAGGCGGACTCCGTCGAGGATCCGCAGGGCACCGTGACGTTCACCGGCGTCACGGACGACATCATCTTCGCCGACCTCCTCGCCTGGCCGGACCCGGCCACCGCCGACGTCAACAAGCAGCGCTACGAGGAGGACGTCCGCGAGGGCAAGGCCGAGACGGTGCTGCACAGCTTCGTCCGCGTCAACGCCGGCCCGGGCGCCCTCGCGGCGCGCCGCAACGGCACACTCGCGAGCAAGCTCGTGATGGGCCCCGACTACGGGCGGGGCGCGAACGTCCGCAAGGCGGCCCGGTTCGAGACGATCGGCGAGGTGCTGCGCGACGTCGCGGACGTCGCCGGCCTCAACTTCGGCATCGCGCAGTACGGCAACGAGCTGCGGTTCGAGACCTCCGCGGTGCGCGACCGCACCAAGTTCGTGCGGCTCGACGTCTGGAACAACACCCTCTCCTCGCACACGACCACCGTCTCCGCCCCGGCCGTCACCAACGTGATCGTCGGCGGCCGAGGCGAGGGCGTGGATCGCTGGTTCTACACCAAGGCCGGCGAGGCCGCGGAGCTCCAGCGATGGGGCCGGCGCATCGAGCGGTTCGTCGAGAACAGCTCGAGCGACGACGACACAGTGCTCGCCCAGACCGCCGACGAGACCCTCGCGACGGACGGCTCGACCGCCGTCGACGTGCAGGTCGTCCCGATGGACGACGCCGGCACGATGGTCCTCGGCAAGGACTGGGACCTGGGCGACACGGTGACCGTCGTGTCGAACGGCTCCGAGGAGCAGTCCGTCGTCTCGGGCTGGATCCTCAAGGCCGACTCCTCCGGCGTCCGCGTGGGCGCCGTCCTCGGCGACCCGACGTCGACCTCGGTCGAGTCCCGCCTCGCCAACACCGAGCAGCGCGTGAGCGCGCTCGAGCGTCGCGTCGAGGTTACGGCGAGCATCACCGAGGGCCGGCCGACGCTCACGTCCGGCTTCGTCGTCTACGGCGGCTCGGACTACCCCACCTGGACGATCGACGGGAACACGGTCACCGTCGACGGAGCGATGGCTCCCGCCAACAGCTCGATGGCCTCGGCGATCTCCTCCACGTCGAGCCAGCTCGCCTTCACGCTGCCTGCCGGCAAGCGGCCCGGCAAGGCGATCCGCGTCCTCTGCCAGGGGAGCAGCTTCGACAACTGGCTCCTCACGGCCGATACGACCGGCCAGGTCACGGTGTCGCGCTACACCGGCACGGCAGGCCCGGCAACCTCATCGTCGAACGGCACCTGGCTCCCGTTCCACTTCACCTTCACCGCGCGGAACTGATGGGAGAACCCCTCGTGACAGACCAGATCATGCTCGTCCTGGCGGCCGAGGCAGCGAACCTGCCCGCGCTGCGCGCGTCCTTCGACGAGGCCCTGGCGGCCTTCCTGGGTGGCGAGGCGGCCGAGGCCGTCGTGGCCTCAGAGTCCCCCGTCCGCGTCGTGGAGCGGGACTCCGGGCCGGTCTTCTACGCCGAGCGCGAGTACCTCATCACCCCCGCCGCCTGACCCACTCACTTCGGCCCCGTGCCCCCCTGGGGGTGCGGGGCTTTCCCATGCCCGGAGGCAATTTTGGCTCTCACCTCCTTCCCGTTCGAGGACGGGGAAACCACCGAGGCGCAGTACAGCGCCCTGTTCCGCGAGCTCGGCGGCGGCGTCGCCGGCGACCGCTCCTCCACCTACTTCAAGGTCACGGCCGACTCCACCGGCATGAACGTCAAGGTCCAGCCGGGCCCCCTGGCGATCGTGCGCGGCCACGCCGCGATCCTCGACCTGGCCGAGACGCTCGTCATCGAGCCGGCCCAGAGCACCCCGCGCATCGACGCGATCGCGCTCCGGCTCGACCCGGACGCCGACCGGATCTCGCTCGTCGTCATCCGCGGCGCGGCCGGCCCGTCCCCCTCGCGCCCCGCGCTGGAGGCCTCGACCACCGGCCTGTTCGACCTGCCCCTCGGCTACGTCCAGGTGGGCGCCGGCGTCGTGACGATCCCCACGACAGCCGTGAGCGACGCGCGCTCGTTCGTCGGCCGCTCCGTCAAGGAGTGGACCACCGACACGCGCCCGACCGGTGCCGAGCGGATGATCGCCACCCTCGGCTACAACTCCACCCTCTCCACCTGGGAGTGGTGGAACGGCGCCGCCTGGGCCGAGCTCACGCCGACGTCGCTCGACGCGAGCATCATCAAGACCGGGACGATCAACCTCGCCCGGATCCCCACGATCCCCAACTCCAAGCTCGGGACTGACACCGACGCCGCCACGATCGGCGGCCGCCGGATCTTCGTCCAGAAGGCCAGCCCGGCCGGGCCGAAGAAGTACGACGTCTGGTTCGAGACGAGCTTCTGATGGCGATCGACTGGGGCACCACCGACAGCCACCTGCGGGTCGGCATCGAGATCGACCCCTCCCCCGGGTCGGTCGGCAAGGGCACGACCTCGGTCGAGCTGACGATCCGCTACTACGTCCAGGCGGTCGACTATGGCTGGGCAGACGACCAGACCCTCACCCTGACCGGCGAGTTCACCGGCTCGGTGAACTACCGGATGTCCTCCGACTACAGCGAGACCCGAAGCAACCTCGTCGCGACGCGGTCGAAGACCGTGTCGACGAGCTATAGCAGCTCGACCCGGATCTCGGTGGGCGCCCGCGTGTCGGGCGCCTACAACGGCGCGACGCCGTCGGTCAGCACCTCCTACACGGTGGCGAAGCGCCCGCCGTCGGCGCCCGACAAGCCGAACACCCCGACGATGGGCGCGATCTCCTACGAGGCCGCCTGGGTCGACTCGACGCCGAACGACAACAACGGCGACTCCGTCGACCTGATCCAGTACCAGTGGTCCGAGAGCTCCGGCTTCGGCAGCTCGCGCAGCGACACGCAGACCCCGTGGGCCGCCTACCGCATGGCGAACCTCGACCGCGCGACGACCTACTACGTCCGGGTCCGCGCCCGGAACAGCGCCGGCTGGTCGGACTGGTCCAGCGCTCGCTCGTTCAAGACGGACCCGACGAAGCCCGACAAGCAGAACAGCTCGCTGAACGTCTCGAGCATCACGCCGACGTCGGCGCGTGCAAGCTGGGGCACGCCGAACAACGGCGGCTCCTCGATCACCGGCTTCGACGTCCAGCGCGCGACCAACTCCGGCTTCTCGTCGGGCGTCGTCACGCGCAGCACGAGCGACTCCCCGTACGACTGGACCGGCCTGACGCCGGGCCAGGACTACTGGGTCCGATCCCGCGCGAAGAACGGCGTCGGCGCCGCCGACTGGAGCCCGGGGCAGAAGTTCACCACCCTCTCCGGCGCCAAGGTCTACAACGGCTCGAGCTGGGTCGACATCCCGGCGAAGGTCTACAACGGCTCGTCCTGGGTGACCGTCGTCGTCCAGAAGCGCAACAGCGCGTGGGAGTCGTGATGGCGATCGACCCCGCCCTGCTCACCGCCGTCGGCGCGGTCCTGACCGCGGCCGGCGCAGTCGGCGGCCACATGGTCTCGCGGCGCACCGCGCGCGACGGCACGAAGGTCGAGCTCTACCGCGCGATGGGCGAGCGCGTCGCCCGCGTCGAGGGCCGACAGGACGTCCTCGAGCGAGAGCGCGCCATTGACCAGCGCTGGATCGCCGAGCTGCGCGACCACATCTACCGCGGCGCCCCGCCTCCCCCGCCTGAGCGCCCCACCTCCCCCTGACCAACCCGACGAGGGCCCTGCCTCCATAGCGAGGCGGGGCCCTTCGTCATGCCCGAAGGAGTCCGTCCCAATGGCTATCTACCCCGGCGCCATCTACAAGCCGATCACCGCACCGAAGGGCCGCAAGGCCTTCAACGTCTACAACCGCGTGAACCTGCACGTGGCCGTCTCCGAGGCCTCCTCGCAGTTCGGCTGGTTCAACCAGCGCGGCATCGCCGACTCGCACTTCTACGTGCGCAAGGACGGCACCGTCGAGCAGTACGTCGACACCAAGTACCGCGCCTTCGCCGACCTCGAGGGCAACGACGCCACCATCTCGATCGAGACCCAGGGCGGGCTCACCAACGCGAACGGCGAGCCGTGGACCAGCGCCCAGCTCGAGACGCTTGCGCACCTCTACGCCTGGGCCGTGAAGACCCACGGCATCAAGCTCCAGCTCGCGAAGGACTCGCGCATCGGTGACTCCAGCAAGGGCCTGTCGTGGCACCGCCTCGGCGTCCCGGGCTACATGGCGTCCGGCGGTATGCGGTACTCGAAGGCCGCCTACAAGGCGTGCCCGGGTGACAAGAAGATCTCGCAGATCCCGGGCATCTTCGCCCGCGCGAAGGAGATCCTCGCCGGCGCCGAGACCGTCTCCAAGCCGGTCGCCAGCAAGCCGAGCGTGAGCAAGCCGGCCGTGAAGCCGGCGGCCCCGAAGGCCGCCAAGCTCAAGGTCGACGGGGTCTGGGGCGAGGGCACCACGCGCCGCCTCCAGGAGGTGCTCGGCACCACCAAGGACGGCGTCGTCTCGAGCCAGTCGCGCACCTGGAAGAAGGCCAACACGGCCCTCGCCAGCGGCTGGGAGTGGGTCGCCGACGCCGACGGCTCGAAGGTCATCAAGGCGCTCCAGCGCAAGCTCGGCGTCAAGGCCGACGGGGTCTTCGGCGAGAAGACCATCCGCGCTCTCCAGAAGCGCATGGGCACGCCGGTCGACGGCGTGCTGACCCGCGGCAAGAACGGCTCGCCGTGCGTCGCGGAGCTCCAGCGCCGGCTCAACGCCGGCAAGATCTGACGGAAGGAACCGCCCCAGTGGCAGACACCCTCACCACCACCGCCAAGTCCGACGCCCTCGAGCGCGCGGCACGAACCCTCGCCCAGTCGCTCGGCGTCGACGTCCTCGTCGGCGTCGGCGCCGTGGCGGCCGACTGGCTGGCCGACGCGGACATCACGTCCGGCGCGGCCTGGGCCACGCTCGGGGTCATGGTCGGCAAGTCCGTCCTGACCGCGGCCGCCGCCTACCTGATGCGCCTCAAGGTCGCGCCGGCCACGGCCTGACACACCAACGCCCCCGTCCCGGGATCCCCTGGGGCGGGGGCGCTTTCGTCCGTTCACGACTGGCGCGCGCGCTTCATCTCCTCGATCTCCTCGATCGTGGCCCGGAAGCTGTCGAACCGTCGAAGGGTGCGGGCCTCGGGGCTGTATCGGTCGATGAGCTTAAGCATCGGCGCCGCGTGCTCATCGCAGAGGTGTAGCGTTCGCTGGCCGTCGGCCCACCTCACGCGATAGGCCTCCGCCCGCCGGCCGCATTCTGCGCATGTGATCCTCACGGCCACAGCCTCGTCTCCCCTCGCTAGTGGAACGTGCCCGTTGCGACACGTTTTCACCCTACCGTCTATCGTTGAATCTGTGCATATTGGCTGGTCCGCGCTTGACACACTCACACACCCTGCTAGGTTGAGTCACAGTTCAGTAACCTTCCCAAGCACGGAGACACCACATGCCAGCATCCAAGATTGTTGACAGGGGCGAGGTGCGTCGCTGGATCCTGGATGGCCGCACCTATGCATGGATGGCTCAGGAGTACGCGCGTAAGTACAACGTCGACGTTCAGCCAACCATGTTCAGCAACTTCCGCCGCCGAGAGGGCCTCGCGCGCCGGAGCGTGCGCGACGACGAGCTAATCCCCTGGCACGTGAAGACAGAGCACCGCTGGGCCTACCCGGTGGTCATGCTGCGCACCGAAGCGCGCCGCCGAGCGAAGAACGAACTCGACGACGTCGAGGCAACCCGCCTCGAGGGTTGGCTTGCCAAGCTTGCCGAGAACGACGAGGTCGTCCATTACGACCCCGACACCGAGCAGGGCTTCTTCTACGTGCCCCGCCGGCCGAACATAGACCGTGGTCTCATCCGAGAGCCCGAGCGCAAGACGAAGCTTCGCCGAGGCGACGAAGACTGAGTGACCTTCGCCACGTCAGACCCCCCGCGCACACCTGTTGCGCGGGGGGTTTGTCGTTTTCGCTACCGTTTTTCACCCGCTCGAACAGCCATTCGAACAGAAATCACCCGCCCTGGAGTGGCCCTGGACGCCGACCGCATGGTAGCGATTCCGGCTACGGCCAGTACCGCCTATCTCGGGCACAGGTGGGTCCGGTTATGGTGGGGGCGTTCGTGAGTGACTCAGATGCGCGATACACTTACACACGGCAGTGATGCCGCTGCGCACCGCTTGGCACCACCCTCCCCCTCTACTCCTCGAGGAGCTCCCCCCACCGTGAACACGCCGCCTTCTACCCAGACGACGACGCAGGACATCGACCTCCACGACGGGGCGGCGCACGTCCATGTCGAGCCGGAGTACGGCTACCTCGACATGGAGATCGACTTGCCCGCTGCGGCGTTCGCCGAGGCGCGCCAGATCATCGACGCCTGGGGCTGGCAGCTCATCGACCCCGAGGACAACCCGCCCTGCCACCTGCCCACCGGCGGTCTCCGCTGGTGGCTCGAGCCCAAGGAGATCCCTTCCGAGTGACTGCAACGATCAAGGCGCCTTCGCGTCTCTCCTACTCGTCCGTCTCGACCTACGCCGAGTGCTCCATGCGCTGGCTCCTCGAGCGCGGACACAAGCTCTCCTCGTCTACCTGGTGGGCCACGCTCGCCGGCAGTGCGATCCACGAGCTCACCGAGCGCTACGACCGGGCCCTGATCGGCGTCGACGAGGTCGACGACATCAAGGCCTTCGAGAAGATCCTCACCTCCGCCGAGACCTTCGAGCTGACCCTCGCCAAGTACGAGGCTCAGACCGCCGAGCGCGGCGAGGAGGTCAAGGCCTCGGGCCGCGTGCTCAAGGAGCACGGCAAGACCGGCGGCCCCAACAAGAAGGACCGCGACTGGTGGCTCGTCGAGGGCCCCGCGATGGTCGAGTCCTACATCACCTGGCGCAAGCTCACGCGCTGGGAGATCCTCACGCTCTGGGACGGCTCGCCGGCCATCGAGCTCCAGATCGACGAGCCCGTCGCGGGCCGCAAGTTCCTCGGCTTCATCGACCGGATCTTCGTCCGGCCGTCGGGCGAGGTCGTCATCGTCGACATCAAGTCGGGCAAGGAGCCGTCGAGCAGGCTCCAGCTCGCGACCTACCGCCTGGGCGTCCTGCGCAAGTACGGGCTCGACATCACGACCGGCGCCTACTGGATGGCCGGCAAGGGCGACATCGCCGGCCTGGTCGACCTCGAGCAGTTCGACCTCGACCGGGTCGAGCACATGGTCGAGATGTCCTGGCGCGGGATCGAGGCCGGCGTCTTCCTGCCCCACGTGTCGAACATGTGCAGCGGGTGCGGCGTGCGGGACTTCTGCCCCGGCGTCGGCGGCCGCAAGGCCGGCGAGCTCCCGGTGATCGAGACCGTGGAGGTTCGTCAGCCGGATGTGGCGCAGACCACTCTGAGCTAGTTGTGTAAGTGTCGCAGTCTCTGCTACATTTATAGGGTTGGAGCGTGAGCCCCGACCCCAGACCCGAGGAGGAAGCCCTAGTGGCAGAAGGAACCGGCCGTGGACACACGGCGACGATCAAGTTCGGCAAGGGTTACGACGCCCCGTGGCTGGTGCTCGGCGGCGACACCCTGGAGGATCTCCGCCGCGACATCATCGAGTCCTTCGGGCTCGACAGTGCAAGTGTCGCAGACCACGACCTGTCGCACCTGATCGTCACGGCGTCGCTCAGCGCCCAGTCGATCTTCAACGCGACGTCGGGCCTCGGCGGCGCGATCGTCAAGGTCGAGCGCAAGGGCTCGCCGGCCGCGCAGTCGGCGTTCGCTGCGGCGCGTGGCTCCGAGCAGCCGGCCGCCAGCTCGCCCCCGTGGCACGAGGACAAGCCGGCCGAGCCCGAGAAGGACCCGCTCGTCGCGGCCTTCGAGGAGGTCGCCGACCTCGACGCCTTCAAGGCGCTCGTCACCGGCAACCAGGCCCAGCTCACGCGGCCCGAGATCCAGGCGGCCGCCAAGGCCGCCAAGGCGCGGCTCTCGTGACCGGGGCCGGCATCCTCGAGCCCGACGACATGCCGCCCGGCGAGGTTCCCGCGCTGACCGAGGCCGACCTCGAGGAGTTCATCAAGCTCCTCGACGGCCTCGAGGTCAAGCCCGAGCTGGTGCACGGCGTGATCGTGCACCGCCAGCAGGGCTTCGCCCTGGACGTCGACGAGATCGTCGGCGTCATGCCCTGCGACGAGGACGGCTACGGGGTCGCCATCCTCTCGGGCGGCGGCCAGGTGGAGACGCCCTTCGCCGCCAACACCCTGCTCGAGTTCTGGCTCGAGAACACCCCTGACGCCCGCATGGAGCGGGCGCGCCAGACCATCACCAACAGTCTCTGAGGAGTCCCACCAGTATGTCGATCCAGCTCGCTACCCTCACCTCCGCGTCCTCCTTCTTCTCCCCGTCCGAGTCCGCCGGCGCCGTCGCCCTGATCGTCGAGCCGAAGCAGTTCAACGCCCAGGTCGAGACCTCGAACGGCCGCAAGGACCAGGTCATCGCGGACGTCACGACGTTCATCACGGCCGACGACCTCGAGTCCGGCAACGGCCAGGTCAAGACCGGGCTCAAGGTCGAGCAGACCGTCCTGGCCCGTGAGCTCAAGGACAAGGTCGGCGAGATCGCCGCCGTCACCGTCCGCCAGCTCGCCGGCCGCAACGGCAACCGCGGCGCCTGGGTCTTCGACGCCGTCCCGGCGGAGATCGCGACCAAGGTCATCGCCTACCTCGAGAAGCGCGAGGCGGAGTCGGCCGACGTCATGGGCGACCTCCTGGCCTGACCGTCCCATCCTTCGTGGCCCCGGTGTGTAAGTGTCGCCGGAGCCACGTTCATCCCGAGAGGAGGTGCCGCCCGTGCTGACCGCAGCCCGAGCCCTCACGCTGAACGCCCAGAGCTCCCCTGAGCTCCCCCGTGTCGAGGCCCTGCGCGACCTGTACCGCGCCGGCGTCCGACCTCGCGTGGGCGAGGTCATCATGGTCGCCGGCCGGTCCGGCCACCAGAAGTCCGGCTTCGCCCTGTGGTGGGTGCTGAACATGCGCCTGCCCACGCTCTACTTCTCCGCGGACATGTCGGCCTTCCAGGCCTCCGTCCGCATCGCCTCGTCGATCACGACGCAGACGACCGAGGAGGTCGAGGCCGGCATGGCCGACGACCGCCGTCGGCACGAGTACCTCGACCCGATGCGCGACGTCCCCATGACGTTCTCGTTCGGCTCGCCCATCACGTGGCGCAACGTCGAGCTCGAGCTGGACGCCTTCGTCGAGCTCCACAACGAGTTCCCGCAGGTCATCGTCTACGACAACCTCATGGACTTCGACGGCGCGGAGTCCGACTACACGGTGCAGATGGCCGTCATGTCGTCCATCACGGAGATGGCTCGCGACACCGGCGCGACCGTCATCGTCCTGCACCACGCCTCGGACAAGACCGAGGCCGCGAAGAAGGACGCCTGGCAGCCGCCCGCCCGCCACGAGATCAAGGGCGGCATGGCCGAGAAGCCGGAGCTGGTCCTGACGGTCGCCTTCGACAACACGTCGAGCAACTACCGCGTCGCGTGCGTCAAGCAGCGCATGGGCCCGTCCGACCAGAACGCCCAGACCTACGCGACCCTGCGCGCCGACCCGTCGCGCACCCAGTTCCACGCCCAGACCTTCGGCTTCTAGGAGACCGCCCAGTGACCACCGCAGAAGCCACCCGCCGCGCCCGCGCGTCCAAGCGCAAGGGCGCCCAGTACCAGTCCGACGTCCGCAACCTCATCCGCGACACGTTCCTGCTCGACGTCGAGATCCTCGAGCTCTCGGGCACCGAGGACGAGGGCGACCTCGTCATCCGCCTGCCCCGCTCGGGCAAGTACGTCATCGTCGAGGCGAAGAACGAGGCCAAGATCGACCTGCCCGGCTACCTGCGCGAGGCGCGCGTCGAGGCCGCGAACTACGCCAAGCACCGCCCCGCGGTGGGCGAGGAGCAGACCCTCCCGGTCTCCTTCGTCAAGGCCCGCGGCAAGGGCGTGGCAGAGAGCTACGCCGTGATGCGCGCCGACGACTTCCTCCGGCACCTGGTCGAGTTCGAGGGGGCCGCCTCATGATCCCCGCGACCGAGTTCCGCGAGTTCATCGCCTTCGCCGCCGACCCCGACGCACGTGACTGGGGGCCGCGCGAGATCTGGACGATCGAGGAGTTCTTCGATGTCCAGCACTGAGGAGCTCCGCCCCAACCTCGAGGCCACCCTCGAGCACTACGGCTCCCGGGTCATCACCGGACGCCGAACCCAGATGGTCTCGTGCCCACTACACGAGGACCGCACGCCGAGCCTGTCGCTGGACCTGAACAAGGGTCTGTGGCGGTGCTTCTCGTGCGGCGAGGGGGGCGACTCCTGGTCGCTCATCATGAAGAAGGAGGACACCGACTTTGTCGGAGCACGATCGCGAGCCGCTGAGGCCGGTATCGGTCTCGAGGATGGCGGAGCTCGAGGAGGCAGTGACGACGTACGAGTCGGCGCTTACGGCCGACGAGGCGCGGTGGCTTCTCGCCAGGGGTCTCGACGAGGCGGAGGTAACTACCGCCCGCGTTGGGGTAGTGACTGACCCTCTGCCCGGGCACGAGCGCTTCCGCGGGATGCTCGCCATCCCGTACCTCACGGTCGACTGCGCCCCGCTGACGATCCGCTTCCGGTGCATCGCGGAGCACAACCACCGCGACTTCAAGCACGGGAAGTACATGAGCCTCGCCGACGACCCGCCGCGCATGTACAACGTCGGAGCGGTCCACCGGGCCGACGACGAGCTGCACATCGCCGAGGGCGAGTTCGACGGCCTGATCCTCCAGAAGTGCGGCCTGCACGCGGTCGCCATCCCCGGGGCCCAGAACTGGATGCCGCACCACCGACGCATGGTGGCCGGCTTCTCCAAGGTCTGGATCTGGGGAGACCCGGACGAGGCCGGGTCCGACTTCGTGAACAAGATCCGCAAGGGCGTCCGGTCCGCGGTCGGCGTGAGGCTGAACCGCACCGACGGGGACGTGACAGACATCTACAAGGCAGGCGGCCGCAGCGCGGTACTCGCCAAGATCGCAGGCGGTGGTGTGTAAGTGATGCAGCAGGACAACCCCCTCAAGCAGCTCGAGGCCTCGGTCGCCGAGGCGCTGGCCCCGCTCGGGCTGATCGGCACCCGCATCGAGGACGCCGAGCTCACCCAGGAGACGGAGACGCTCATCCAGGGCTTCACCGGCAGGAAGATCCGCTCGATCCCGACGTCGCTCGAGATCGAGTTCACGGTGCGCGCCGGCGTGGAGCGGATGCCCTTCGTGAAGCTGGCACCCCAGCCGGCGCCCGGCGACGAGACGCTCTCGGACTACACGCCCGTCGGCTGGACCGCCGACGGCGAGCACCAGGTCTACGCCCGGGCCCTCGGAGAGGGCCGCATCGCCCTGTACAGCGAGGGCGAGCTGCACGACGGCGAGGCGCGCATCGAGCCGCGTCCGCTCACGCGCTACGCCAGCGACGACGGCGACGACGTGCTCGCCCTCGAGAAGGACTGCGCGTGAGGTTCACGCCCCGCGGCGAAGAGTGGAAGTCGGCCCTCGCCGTGATGGAAGCCGACGGCTACAAGGACGGCGCCGCGATGGCGAAGGACGTCGTCAAGGCGGTGCACGGCGACCTCGTGATGCGCGAGTCCTACATCCTCGTCGTGCGCGAGGCGGCCGGCCACGTGCCCCTGTTCTACGGGCCCTTCGCCAGCGAGGGCGACGCCCAGAAGCTGGCAGCCGCGGTCGGCCTGCCGTGGGCCGTGGTGCCCATGACGGGCGCCGGCGTCCTCGAGGCCAACATCGACGGCCGCGACTTCGGCGGCTTCGGCTACTGCAAGACCAAGGGCTGTGGACACGCGCCGTGGATGCACCACATGGAGGGCTCCGCGAGGGGCCGGTGCTCCGAGTCCGACTGTTCCTGCACCAAGCACAAGAAGTGACGCCCGGTGCAGCGCTTCCGCTCCATCGAGGCGGTCTACGCCGCGCTCCCCGAGCAGGCCGACGACATCCGTCGGGCCCTGCTCTCGCGCCGGCCGGCTGAGGCCCTCGCCGCCGAGCTCCACGGCGCCGGCTTCCCCGTCTCCCCCAGCACCATCCGCACCTACCGGCGCCTCATGCGCCGCGCAGAGGAGAACCCCAGCAGTGACTGACACCCTGGCAGAGCGCCTGCTCGCCAAGCCGACCGCGCCGGCCCTCCCGGGCCGCGCGACCAAGGCCGCCGTGACCGCCGAGCTCGAGCTCAAGGGCGACGTCGCGACGGCCACGATCAACACCGCCGCTCGCCCCCAGGCCGAGCTCGAGGGCGACGCCCGCGACGTGCTCGTCGACCACGGCCTCGACCCCGCCGACTGGGAGGTGACCGGCTTCCGCTCCTCGCGCTGGACCATGCCCGGCGGCGAGGAGGAGGGCGTGAGCGCGCGCTTCACGTTCGGCCGGCGCGGCAGCGCGGCCGCGGGCGGCACGCTGGACATCGACGACCTCGTCGAGCGCGTGCGCCAGGCCAAGGCGCACCCCGCGTTCTTCAAGGACCCGTCGGCGGAGCTCGACGGCCAGGGCTTCATCGTCGCGCTCGGCGACATGCAGTACGGGAAGATCGACGGCGACGGCGCCGAGGGCACCGTGCAGCGCGCCTTCGAGTCCATCACCAAGGCAGCGGATCTCCTGCGCGAGCTCCTCGACCAGGGCGTCGTCGTCACGCACGTGCACGTCGCCTGGCTCGGCGACCACATCGAGGGCTTCCAGTCCCAGGGCGGGGCCAACGTCTGGCGCACGCCGCTCACGCTCAACGAGCAGATCCGCCTCACGCGCCAGACCATGCTGCACGCGCTGGAGGAGTTCGCTCCCTTCGGGATCCCGATGAGCATGGCCGCGGTGCCGGGCAACCACGGCGAGACCACGCGGTTCGCCGGCAAGGGCGTGACCCGCTACGACGACAGCCACGACACCGAGTCGCTGATCGCCGTGAGCGACGCCGCGCGCATGAACCCCGCGGCCTTCGGCCACGTGCGCTTCTACGTCCCGGAGACCGACGAGATGACGGTCGTCGTCGACGTCGCCGGCACCCGCGTCGCCCACGTGCACGGCCACCAGTACCGCGCCGGCAAGCACTTCGACTGGTGGGAGGGCCAGGCCTTCGGCGGCTCGCCCCTGCGGGACGCCGACCTGCTCCTCGCCGGCCACCTGCACCACTTCCACGTCGACACCCGCGGGCCCCGCACCTTCATCGGCACGCCGGCCCTCGAGTCGGAGTCCACCTGGTGGCGGCACGCGACCGGCATGACCGGCTCGCCCGGCATCGTCGCGACGCTCACGCGCCGCGGGACCACCTCCCCGATGTGGGTGATCGCGTGAGCGGCATCGAGACGGTCTACGGCCTGGCGAGCGACCTGACCGAGGCCGGCGGCGGCTTCGTCTCCTTCCGCATCGACCAGCACGGGCGGGTCACCTACTGCGCGACCCGCGGCCTGGAGCACGACGCCGAGCGCGTCCTGACCGCCCAGGCGGAAGCCGTCGCGCTGAGCCTCGAGCAGGCCCGGCCGGTCGTGTGGGTGCTCGCCGAGTCCCGCGCGGCCGCGCTCCTCTGGGCGCGCCGCGGGCTGGACCCGCAGGCCCGGCTCGTGCCGTTCGGGTCGACGGCCGAGGTCGAGGGGCGGGTCTTCCGCCCGGGCGATCGCATCGTCCAGCTCAAGGGCGCCAGCCCCGAGCTCGTCGAGGCGGCCGCCCGCCAGGTCGGCCACGCCGGCCAGTCCTGGTACGTCGCGACGGGCGGTGCGCGCCAGTGAGCTACGTCCTCGAGGCGGCGCGTGACGCCTGGCCCGTGATTGCCCTGGCTCTGCTCATCCTCGTGATCGACCTGTCGGCCCGGCTCGGTGCCGCCATCACGAGGGCCGCCGGGGAGGTGGGCCGATGAGCTTCCTCCTCGAGCCCATGAGCCTGCTCGACCTGCTCGCCTTCCTGGCCGGCGCCGCGATCGGCAAGGCCATCGTCCGCCGGGTCACGGGAGGTGACCGCCGATGAGCTGCGCCCCTTCCCCGCCCGACCCAGCCCCGGCCGTCGTCCTCCTGGTGCTCGCCCTCCTGGTCTGCATCACCGCCCTCTCCATGCTCCCCACCGCCCCGTAGGAGGCCCCCCAGTGAAGTACCGCGACTTCGTGAAGCTCGTCCTCGACGGCGTCGACCTGACGACGCCCGAGCCCGAGGAGATCACCACCACGACCGAGGACGGCGAGACCACCACGGAGCTCGTCGAGCCCTCCCCCTCCACGACGCCGGCCGAGCGGATCCTCGAGGCGCTCACCGTTCACGGCGTCGTCGACAGCCGCACGCTCGACGAGGTCGGCCGGGCCGAGGAGATCCGCGTCGTCGGGTCGGCCGCCGACCCTGTCCTGCGCTGGGCCGGCTCGGGGCTGTACTTCTGATGGGCGCCGTCGACTGGGATGCCATCGGCCAGCTCGGCTTCGAGGTCGCGGAGCGCACCGCGCGCTCCGTGGCCGGGGCCTACGCCGACGTCGAGGAGGACGACGTCTACCAGGAGTGCCTCATCTACCTGGCGACGCACGTCGAGGAGATGTCCAAGCAGTACGACTTCGGCGCTGACCTGCCGGGCGTGCGCGGGGGCTACGTCGGCGGCCGCAAGGCGATGATCCGGCACCTGTCCCGCCGCATGAACGAGTGGGCTCGCCGGCAGGGCGAGCGGCGCCGGCTCGAGGAGCACGCCGGCCAGCGCCAGGCGTTCGAGCTGAGCACCTCCCGCTGGTCCACGCAGGCCACGCCGGAGGGCTTCGACGGGATGCCGTACACGCCGGCCCTGATCGAGGCTCTGCTCCCCGCGGTGTGGGACCTCGACGAGCTGGGCAACGCCGGCGTTGAGTCCGCGCCCGACCCGGACATGCCCCGTGCGGCGTCGAACCCGGCCCACGCCGGCACGCACATGGCTCACTACGCCGACATCCGCGGGGCGTGGGAGAACGCGCCGCTCACTGCGCGCCAGCGCCAGGCCCTGGTCCTGCGCTACGGCGTCGGCCTCGACCTGGCGGGCGCCGGCCAGGCGCTCGGCGGCCTCGACGAGTCGACCCTGCGCAAGCACATCAACCGCGCCATCCAGCACCTCGCCACCCACCTGAACGGGAAGGAGGTCGACCTCGATGCAGGACTCGACCACGACCTCGCCGCGTGACGTTCACGTCTACACGCAGCCCAACTGCCAGCCGTGCCGGCTGACGAAGCTCAAGCTCGACAAGCTCGACGTCGAGTTCGAGGAGCTCGACGCGACGGACAACGCCGAGCTGCGCGAGCTCATCGCCCAGCGCGGCCTCGCGCTGGAGGCGCCTGTCGTGGTCGTGTGGGACGGGCTCGTCCTGGCCGACGCCTGGACGGGCTACCGCCCGCACAAGCTGGCCGAGCTCTCGCCGTCAGCGTAA